CTACTCGCCGATGGCTTTTCCCCGGATATTCCCCGTCAGCGCTTCCATGGACGGGAGGTCGTCGACCCGGTTCCATTCTTCGCTGGGAACGACGTGGCTATAGCGTTCGGCGCTGCGCACATTACGCCAGTTGCGGGTCGCAGCTAGCCCTTGCACGTCAGCCCCGCCATACCGGCGCATCCATGTCGCCCAGCTGTGGCGGAAGACGTGGCAGGTCACGAAGTCGAGCCGATAAGGCGGGGCCTTCCACCCCTTGGTCCAGTACTTCGGGCACTCCAGGCCGCATGCGGCCATCTTGGCGCGCTTGAGCAGCCAGTCGATCGAGCTGCCGCCGCGCCAGCGAAACAGGAACTTGCGGTTCGGGTTGCGGGCCATGTGCGCGAACAACGGGCCGACGAGCTCGGCCTTGAGGTGCAGCATCCGCGGATCCTCGTTCTTCGAGGTCCGAAGCCAGGCCGCGCGCTCCTCCGGCCGCACATCGGCCGCCAGCAGGTTCTGCCCCTCGCTCTTGCGGACGCCCGTATAGATCAACATGCGCAGGTACAGGCCGAATTCCTCCTCGATCTTGTCGGCCTCGCCGATGATCAGGAAGGCGTCCTCCGGCCACATGAAGATGTTGCGAGGCCTGCCGCCGGCGCCCTTGGGGCGGCGGATCGTCGGGCAGTTGTCGCCCATGACGTGGTGAAGGATCGCTGACACCGGCGTGTGGACATAGGCGTTGAGTGTGCCGCCGTTGCTGATGTGAGGGTAGAGCGCGCCGGCGGCGCCGTCGATCGCCTGCTGATCGATGTTCTTCAGGGGCGTCTCACCGAAGTGCGTGACGAGATTGGCGACATGGCGGACGGCGCCGCCGGAGCGGAGGTAGGTTTCGACGGCGTCTAGGAAGGTTGGCTCTCTCGGACCAGCCTCAGCCTCGGGCGGGGGGTATTGGCCGTGGTCGTCGATACTTCGCTCGATCTCTTTGAGCTTTTTCTCAGCGACGGCTCGCCGAGGAGATCCGCTACTGCATTCCACGTGGACTCCGAGGTAGGTGCCCCGGATTTCGAAGTTTGGCGTTTTGCCCTTCCGCGGCGGCCTGAGCTTGAGCGGCACTTCAACCCCTCCCGTAACGCATACTCGATGCGGGCGATGTCATCGGAACGGAACACCTTATCGCGCCCCATCGGCGTGTAATAGGGTTCCCCCGAGTTATCCCGGGGGTGTGCACGCAGCCATTCCGCCAGCCAACGGGCTGAAGGGGCCCTGAGCTCGGCGGCGGCCTCGGCCAAGGTGAAGCGCTGGGTCATCGTGGCTGCCGGCAGTCGCCGCCCTGATCCGCCCCGCAGGCCATGCAGCTGCCGTCCAGGTCGACCTCGTCGCCGGCGCAGCGCCGGGGCGTCTCGTCCTCGTCTCGGGTGCCGCGCTCGATTGTGCCGACGCAACCGACCAAGCGGGCGACGATCGCCTCGCAATCGTCGATGCCGATGTGCTGGACGCCGCGGGCGAGGAGATCCCGACGGAGCGCGCTGGCCATGACGGCGCTGACGATGCTCATTGCTGCTTGCTCCGTTCGGCGATCGCCACCATGACGACGGCCCGCATCGCGACCAGGTCGCCGCGCTGCGCGTAGAGCCGCTGGGCGACCAGCAGCGGGTTGATGCCGAGCTGCGCCCAGAACATCCGCTCGCCCTGGCCGTGCTGCGCGTCTCGATCGAGACGATGGCAGCCGGCGCACAGCGGGACGGCATAGGCATCGTCGGGCTTCTTCTGCATCCCTGACGACTTACCGAGAGCGGCGCTCGCGAAGCGGACATGTGCCGCTTCGCTGGGCTCCATGCCGCACTTCAAGCAGGGCAGCGTGCGCACCGCTTCAAGGTAAGAGGGATCACCTCCTTTCGGTTCTGCGCGTCGCGGTGCGGCAACCGGGGTGATGCGCTTCAGCAGCGATCCCGGAGGCTCTGGGATAGAGATGCGTTGGGGGCGTGAGGGGGTCACCGCTGATCCTCTGGCCGGTGGGACGTGTTTAGCTGCTGGGGCATGCCGCACGGGATTGGGAAAAAGTGCGTGGCCGTGTGCTCGGCGAAAGTGAGACTATGCATTTCGACGACGTTACCGCCGCCAATATGCAGATTGGTCCGGCAGTCGAGCCAGCGGCGCCGACCATCGGTGCAGACAACCATTTGGTCGACTGCCGGCTGATCGGCAGTCACAGGCAGCCAAACGTGCGACACGGTTTGCGTCGGTGATTGTCGGGTTTCGTCGGTCATGTTAGCTTCCCGCCATGCCGAAGAGGGGTGCCATAATATGCGGCTGGGAATCGTTGTCGGCTTGGTAGCACTGAGCACAGCCGCAAATGCGCAGATCGACACCTCAATGTATCCACGACCTGCGCCAGTCTCTCCACTCGACACGGCGCAGCAAATCCAACGACTGGAGTTGCAGCGGCAGCAGATTGAACTTCAGCAGCTGCAGATCGAGCGGCAGAAGATGCAAATGCAGCAGGGCGAGATGGCTCGCCAACTCGAATTCGAAAGGCAGCAGGCCGAACTCTATCGGCAGCGGCATCAGCCGGGCGCTCAACCGACGGCACCGATCGCGAAGAAGCCCGCTTCCAAACCTGTAGCGCTACAGCCAGGTCAATCACCGGCAAAGCCCTCCGACCGGTGAGAGGCGAATACCGGCTCCGGCTCGCACATCTCCATCGCCACCACATGCTCTGCCGCGACCTGCCTCGCATCAGCGATCAGCGCGTGAACCTCGAACGGTGAGTAGCCTGCTTCCACCAGCACCATGATGGAATCGCCGAGGTCGACATGGGCGCCGGTCTCGACCAGGCGGGAGGCCATCTCGGCGACCTTGGCGATGCGCTGGGCGCGGACCGCATCGAGGCAGAGCGGGGCGTCGATCAATGGATGGATCGTGGCGATGCTCAAGATTGTCCCCTCAGGTTGTGATCCGCGAGGAGGGCGGCGGCGATACGCCACGTGCCGCCGCCCGGCCGCGCTGGTGATCAGGCGAACTGATTCTGGTTGTCGTGACGGGCGTGCGGCGAGCGATGGCCGCGATAGGCATTACGCTTCGAGGCCGCGCGCTTGACGGCTTCCTCGAGCACGTCGCGCGTGGCCTCGTTGAACAGCGTCGGGTCGATGAAGCGCTCGTGAAGGTTCTTCTGGGCGGCAAACGCCTTCGACATCGTCGCGACCAGCACGCCGCGGTCGGACGGCAGATGGATCGTCACCATCGACTTCGGGACCCACACCGCCTTGGCGTAGATTCCGCAGTCGGAGACGAGCAGGGCCTTTTCGGTGCGGCCATGGACGATCAAGGGCAGGCAGGTCATGCCGGGGCTGGAGGGCATGACCTGCCTGCGGTCGGCGCCACCGCGCGGGCGGCCGACGTAGACGACGTTGTTCGATCGAAGAAGGGTACGCATGACTGTTCCTATGCTGCGGTACGAAGTTTGGCCTCGCGCTGCGCCAGCAGCTCGGCGTAGCGGCCATGGATCGACGGGACGTCGAGATAGAGCGGCTTGATGTCGAACAGCGCGCCCATGCTCTGCCGCGCGCTAGCGAGGATCTCGGCCTCGGCGTCCGTCAGCATGCGCGTCGGCCAACCGCTGACGTAGCGCATGGGCTTCGTGATCTTCGCCTCGATTGCGATGCGCTTCAGCGCGGCAATCTTGGCATTCTGGAACGCTGCCAGCCGCTCCGCGCCGAGCAAGTCCGGCCGGACGTCGCCGAGCCATTTGTTGCCTTGGAAGGCGAAAGTACTCGCTATCTCAAGATCGACGACGCGGTGAAGCACCGGCAGCGTTTCAGGCACTGAGACGGACGCGATCAGATCGGCAGCGTTCGACATGATGCAGACTTTGCAACCGACCCTTGAGACGCCGAACTCGGTATAGGCTTCATGGACTTCAAGGCCGTTCTCGGCGATGAAGTGGAAGACCTCGGCCTCGCGCCAGTCGACGATCAACCGCCAGTCCGCGTTGCCGAAGGGATCAAGGCTCGCGATCGGGCTCTTGGAGCGCGCCGAGCTTTCCTGCCGACGGATACCCGTGACGTTGATGAACACGCATTTCTTGAACCTGCGCCGCAGTTCGGCGCGGATCGGCTGCGTCTTAAGCTCGCTGGTGCAGAAACGCATCCCGGGCGTCGAAAATGGGAGCACCAGGCAGACGGTCGACAACTCGATGTAGCGGCGCAGGCTTGACTGCCAGCGCGCTTCCCAGCGCTCCAATAGGCCCCCAGCGGCTCGGCGCACGACGATCAGCTCGGCGCCGAGATGGCGCGCAAGGGTCTCGCAAACGGGGAGGGAAGCGCTCCACTCGATCATGCCGAGATCGGCGTGCACCAGAACGCGCGGGCCTTGGTGGCCGACGCTATTGAGATGAGCGAACGTCGCAAGCGCTGCCGCTTGGCTGTCCTTGCCGCCGGAAATACCGATCGCGACCGGCGCGCCGGATGCGATCAATGCGTCGATTTCGTTAGTGCTTGCGATCGAGGCCATCAGGCGGACTCCGCCGGCAGCGCGTCGAGCGCGGTTTTGCAGAACGATTTGACGAACGCGATCGCGGCGGCCTGCGCCTCGGCCTCGGTGGCGTAGCCGCCGCGCTGCGCGAGGCTCTCATCGCAATGTTCGATCGAGGCGTACCAGACCCAACCGTCGCGACCCTCTCGCGGGCCTATTGTTGAAAGCCGCACCTCGCCAGCGAAGAGCTCGTGGCCGCCATAGGATCGTGCCGTCCATTCACGACGCGGGCAGCAATGCCAAACATCGCGCTGGTTGCGGCGCCAGTCCTTGGGTTCGTCGAGGAAGAGCGTCCCGAAGGTCGCGATCCAACCGGTCGCTTCGCGCTGAATGACAACAGAGGCGGCGGACGGCATGGAAGGCTCCCGTGAAGTGATTCACGGGAAGAATATCGGGACATTATGTCCCAATGTCAAGGCCACATTGTCCCAATGCAAATTGGGCTATATCGGACCTCGTTGCTCCAGCGGGGGTGGAGAGACCGGCGGCGGCCCCATATAGCTCACGATCGAGGACCATCTGATGGACAACACGCCGATGTCGGTATCGACGGTGATGAAATCATCGCCGTTGTGGGCGTAAGGGGCGATTTCGGGCAGCAGCACAGTGCCGTTTTCAAAGACGTCGGCTTCAGAGACATGGTTTGCAGCCAGAAAGTCGGCTCGCTGACGGCGGCCCATATGATGCACTGGCGTAGCCCGCCGCGCATGTGCGGAGGCCGTCCATCGGGCCGGGATGGGCCGATCGATGCCGGCGATTTCGGCTACTCGAAACATGCGCCCGCGAGTCAGAAAATCCCTCTCGAACTCGTCCGCCTTGTTGAGGATCGTTATTCCTTCGCGGCGGGCGGCGTTCGACGCGGCGCCTTCCAAGAGCCCCAAGGCCGCGCTTGCACCGATCGCCCATGCGGGCGAGCCAATAAAGCCTATTCCAGAGGAGACGCTGCCCAGCTTCGTGGCAGCTTCGGCTCGCAACGCGGCGACCCGAGCCAGGGCTTCCGCTGGATACAGGGTTATTCCCGCGATCTTCAGCATATGACCGGAGGTGAGGACGACGACCGCGCGATTATCGACCCGCTCCATGTCTTCAGCTTGCTTTGCGGGCGGACTGCTTTGCCGGGGCGGCTCGCTTCCGATATCGCTGCACCGGAGCCGGGAGAGCGTCGTCTTGGTCGCCCTTGATCAGGCTTTCCACCGGGATGCCCGCGAGCAGGGCGAGGCGGGGCAACTTACGGATGGGAAAGCTGTCGCCCCGGTTGACGCACTTCTTCCAGCTCTCGAGCGGCATCTCAAGGTACTCGGCCATGGCTTCGTGCGTGCGCTTGCCCTGGATGCGGCGGAGCCTTTCCTTGAAGGCGTCCTGCCACTCACTTTCGGCAAGTTTTTCGTGGTCTTTTCCCATGGGGCCAGAATGTCCCACAGGCAATTCAATGTCCCGGACCATGATGCCCTTGCAAATCGGGACAGTGTGTCCCAATAATCCGGGCATGGTTGCTGATTCGCCACTCACCTCGTTCCGCTCAGTCATTGCCTTGTGGGATACCCGTGAGGCGATGGCGGCCGACGTCGGCGCGTCGAACTGGTCGGTGATCAAGTGGTTCAAGCGGGACATGATCCCGTCGGAGTGGTGGACCAGGGTTTGTGCAACTGATCGGGCCAAATTGGCTGGCGTCGATGCTGATCTTCTCGCTCGCTTCGCTGCCAGAACTGCTGAAGAGGCCCGCGCATGACGCCGCCCGGGAAAGCGAACCACAGAACCCATACTCAACCCCAACTAAGTTTCTGTTTTTGCTTGTTGGGTGAGGGAACCACAACTTCGGCGGTGCATCCACAAGTAATTGGTCGCATTTGGAAACATTCGATTCCGCGGCGCCAAAATCCTTTCGCGAGTCCAATCGCGTGCCGTCAACTTGTGCGAGTCCCGACAGGAATACCGCAGCATCACGTGTGCGGGCCTGCATCTCGATCGACAGTGTTGCGTTGCGTAGGGGGTGTGTTGTGTCCATTGCCGAATCGTGCACGCTGCCACCGGCACGGCCTAGGAGAACACTGCGAACAGTTGTTCGGAGAAAGTTCGAGCGAGAAAATCTTTCCAAGTTCGGGCGCGTCTGCGCCGAGCTTTGGCCCGACCAAAAGATCGACGTCGTCCTGGCGCAGCGCATCGGCTGCTCGGAGCGGGCGGCGCAGTTTTACATCAGCGGTGGCCGCGAGCCTTCGTACGAAGCGCTCATGGTCGTGCTCGACGAACTACGGCCCCGTAAGCGGGCCGTGGGTTGAAGGCGAGCCACGTGAATGCGACGGGTCGGCATGGGATCGCCTGCCACCGTTGATCAAGAGTTCTGACGGGCGGACGGACGAGGCTTTGGCCCGTGAGACCGGCTCTGTTGTGGAAGGATCAGCACCTCGTCATCGACGGTGCCCGCACCACGAGGGCGTCGGTCAAGCCGGGGTGGGAAGCGAGCGGTCCAGCCCGTCAGAAGCCATTTTCGAATGCCGTAGCGAAAGCAACCAGAGGCAAGTCCGATCGGCTGGGTGGCCCAAGGCGCCCGTAAGATCTCGGTCAATCCCGGTCGGTTGGGTTGCGAGTAGGCGCGACTGCCGCGCAGCAGTCTGCGCGCGGGGTGACGAGCCCCGCGCGACCATTACCCAGAGAGGCGTCTGGTACTCCCCGCAAAGGACCCAGCGGAAAGGCCGTAAGCACCTCGGTGCCGATGACCGATCCCTCGCGGCACTCAGTGCGCGCCTCGCTTTTTCTGCCGGGAGGGCGGCGTGAGCGAGACCGAGGGCGATCTGAACTTCGAACCCGCCAACATGGGCCAGGCGCTCGCCGTGCTCGCCGATGTCGTCGGCTGCTACATCAGCGCAGCCAAGACAGCGGCCTTGGGCGACGATCCGAAGAAATCGGCACAGCTCAACCTGACGCTCTTTCTGCATCAACTCTGCATGCGATCGAAGTACAAGGCCGAGACGGCCGACATCCTGGACATGATCAGCGCCGAGTTGCGCCGGAAGCCGGACGAAGAGGGGGCTGATCCGACGACCTCGGAGTTGCTCAAGCCCAACGCCAATGACGGCGCTGTTAATGCAGCGATCTGCTTCAACTCGCTGCTTCTCGTCGGCGACGTCGATGTGAGATGGGAGACCGTCTCAACATGGTCACAGGATCAGATGGATCGCGCCTACGACTGGGCTCTGCGGGTCCATCTTCACGCGAGCGATAATCCGGACGTCTTTGTACCCGATCGACCCGACTTCGTTCCGACTTGCGCGAGGGCTCGCACCGATAGCTGAAGCCCTCGTTTCCAGTTCCCAGTAAGCGTCCAGCGTATCCCGACATCACCTGCAGCTGCACCCGTCCGGTCATTTCCGGGCGTGAGCTTCTGCGTCCCTGCAACAGGAAGGGCAACACGATGCTCGCCGACCAACCGATGCTGCACGATGCCATCACCGCGTGCCTGATCAACGTCATGATCGGCTCGCTGGTCTGGATGTTCGTCTACTGCCGCGGCTCTCTCAAGCGCGTCTACGCGACCGAGCCGACCGGCTCCGGCCCCGTGCTGGACTTCCTGGGCAACGCGCTGATCACCCTGCTGCTGATCGCCAGCTGGCCGGTGATGCTGATCGGGCTTCTCAAGGGCAGGCTGCACTGATGGACATCATCGACATCCTGATCGCCCTGGTGTGCATCGCTCTCATCGTGATCGCGCTCCTGTTGGCGTGCGCGCTATGGATCGTCCGCCGAGGGACCGCGCTGTCTCCTTCGCCTCGCGCGGTGGCGGACGATCCATTCTTCTTCCCGTTCGGCGAGATGCCGACAGTTCCGCGCGAGCGCCTCATGGTGGCGCGCGACTTCCGCGCTTGGGGCCTTCCGGATCGTGTTTCGCCTTCCGCAGCGGTTGCCCACCGGCGGAAAGGGAGCGGCGGCCGTCCTGCATCCACACCGGGGACGGCCGTCGTTCTCACCTTCAAGTCGAGGAGGGCGTGATGCAGCAGCACCTCACCCGCATCGAGCAGGCCAACCTGATCGCAGGCCACGCCGTGGCGTATGCGACGGCCTATCTCGACGGCCGCCACACCGCGCATCAACTCGCTGACAATGCCAACCGGCTGATCGTCGATCTCTTGGTCATCCAGGACGCCGAGAACAGCGCCTTCCTCGTTCCCGTGCAGCTGCTCGCCTTCACCATGTTGCGCACCTCGCGAAGGAAGATCCCCGAAACGCTCGAAACCGACGCGCTGGCGGAGCGCTGGCACGCGGTGATGGCCTCGCTGGTCGAGCTCGTGCAGCACGAAAGCCGCAACCTCAACAAGGACCGCGCATGAAGCCGCTCTCCGAGCATCTGACCGTGCTGATCGCAACCGCAGAAGACATGATGCGGCGGCCGATCCATCAGATCCCGACGCATCTGCCGGCGGGCTTCGTCGAGATCTCCGCTGCGGTGAAGAAGGCGGACAGCACCCCTTGCGACGGCGATGTTCGCACGACGCGCGCCGCGGTCGTCATGTGCACCTCGATCGAGGCCTACTTCGCCGAGCCGCAGTCGCAGGACTACTGGCAGATGCTGATCGGAGCCACGCTGCCGCTGCTGCGGCGCGCAGCCTGGCAGGCGTTCCGGAACGAGAAGGCGGTCACCGAGGAGACCCGGCGATGACAGATCGCTCGACGCCCCAGGCGCAAGCCTATCCGCTGCAATGGCCGTCCGGCTTCCCGCGCTGGAAGAATGGCCGCGGCTCCGGCGCGTTCAAGACGAACTTCGAGTCCGCCTTGCGCAACGTCAAGAAGAGCCTCGAACTCTTCGCCAAGGACAGCGGCAAGAAGATCGAGAGCCCGGTGCTGTCGAGCAACATCGACTTCAACCCGCTGACGATCAACACCGGTACGCGGCCCCTCGACCCCGGCGTCGCGGTCTGGTTCTCCTGGGACGGCCTTCAGGTCTGCATCCCCGTCGACCGCTACGACACGCCGGCGGCGAACCTGCAGGCGATCCATCACATCATCGAGGCTCGCCGCGTCGAGCTGCGCCACGGCACGCTCGCGCTGGTGCGCGCGACCTTCTCCGGCTTCGTGGCGCTGCCGGCGCCGAAGGGCAAGCACTGGCGGGACGTCCTCGAAATCACGGCGCCGATCCCGACGCGCTTTCACATCGAGGATCAATACAAGACGCTGTCGCGCAAGCGTCACCCCGACGTCGAAGGCGGCAGCACCGAGGCAATGGCCGACCTGAACAACGCGCGCGAGACAGCGCTGAAAGAGGTTGGCTGATGAGTCAGGTCGCACGCCTCCGGGCCGAATACGCTGAGCTACATCGAGAGGTCCTCGATCTCTCGCGCAACGAAATGCGCAACCGTCCGGCGCTCGACCGCCTGCAGCTGCGCGAGCAAGAGATCGTCGATGCGCTCCGGCGTCTCAATGCAACGGTCTACCCGGGCGAGACGAGGGCGCACTGATGCACGATCCCGCCCATCCCGACACGATCAGGCTCGTCGACGCAAGGCTGGAGGTGGCGCTGCTCACGGCGCGCAGCAGCGCGCTCGGCATGCCGTCATCGGTCGAGACGCTGCGGGCGATGCTGGCACGGGCAGGGCTTGCACTGGTGCCGGTGACAAAGTCTGAGGGCGCAGCCCGATGAGCACGCTCCGCACCATCGATCCGGCGCCATACCTCTCGCGCATCCCTCGCGGTCCGAAGCCCGACGCCGGCGATCGGCCTGAGCTGCAGTGGCTCAAGATCGCCAAGCTGCGTATCGACCCGCGCTACCAGCGCGAGATCGGCCGCCGTGGCGCCGACAACATCGTCGCGATTGTGCCCCAGTTCAAATGGGCCAAATTCACACCCGTGGTGGTGGCGCCGATCGGCGAGGGCCTGTTCGCCATCATCGACGGCCAGCACCGCACCACGGCGGCTGCCGCGTGCGGCTTCGAGTCCGTGCCTTGTGTCATTATCCAGGTCGACCACGCCGACCAGGCGGACGCCTTCGTCGCGATCAACGCCAACGTCACGGTGATGTCGCCGCTGCAGATCCACGCCGCACGTCTCGCCGCCGGCGACAAGTCCGCCGACGAGCTGACGCAGGCTTGTGCCGAGGCGGGCGTCACCATCTGCCGTTACCCGGTGCCGGCCAGCAAGATGAAGCCCGGCGACACGCTGGCGGTCGGGATGCTGCATGCGACGTTGAAGAAGTACGGCCGCGACGTCTTGGTCGCCGCCCTCTGCTGCATCACCAGGACCCGCCGCGGCAATGCCGGCATGATCCGCAAGGCGATCGTCCAGGCCCTGTGCTCCGTCCTCGAGGCCGAGCCTGGTTGGCTGGCCGATCGAGCGAAGCTCATCTTCGCGATGCAGACCTTCGACTTCGCGGCTCAGTTTACCGCGGCCTCCGCGCGCTCAATCGAGAGCGGCGATAGCGTTTCGAGCACGCTGGTCGAGGCCATCGCGGCCCATCTCGACGACAAGGTCGAGGCGGAGCCGCCCGCGGTCGCCCCGCCAGCCCCGGCGGCCGCGAAGTCACCGCCGGCGCCGAAAGCAGCACCCGCCGCGCCGGCTGCACCGCCCAAGGCCGCGCGCCGCGGCGTGCTCACCATCGGGCCCGCGGAGGTCAGCGCCAACGGCCGGCGCCTCCGCATCGCCCCGCGCGCCTCCCTGTTGCTACAGATGCTCGACAAGGCCAAGCCGAACAATGTCGGCGACGAATGGCTGGTCCAGAAGCTGTGGAGCACGGGCCGCCCCTCCAACGCGGTCGACCTCATCGACCAGATCATTCGCGGGCTCAATGAGGGCCTGAAAGACCTCGGCTTTGAGATCCGCACCCATCGCGGTGTCGGCCGGCAGTTGGTGGAGGTGGCATGACCCTGCTTGCCGCCTACGATCGCATCTGTACGGCCTTGGTGGACGCAACGCAGTTCAACCGACAAGTCATGGCTGCACGCACGGAAGTGGAAGCCATCCGCAACGAGATCGAGCACCTGAAGCTGCACGCCCGGCTTATCCGCGATCGCGAATTGCTGGCGAAGGCGACGGTGGCGCAGATGAAGTTCGAGCGCGAGCTTGGCACAATGCTTTCCGTCGCAATCGACGCCGGACATATTGTCGAGGGGCGTCCCCCGAAGAACCGCGAGCCGGGCAGGTTCACGCTGAAGGAAATCGGCGTCGACGTTAAATTGTCATCGCGCGCCCAGAAAGCCGCGGCATTGGACGATGAGGCATTCGAACAGCTGGCCGAATCCGCTCGCGACAAGATCAAGAGCGGCGGCGCCATCCTCGTCGATCCGATCAAGGCCGCGGCCAAGGACGCCGAAGTTGCCGATCGGCGCGCGCAGCACGCGCGGCGGACCGAGAAGGGCGGCTGCGTCGCGGATCTCGGAGCGCTGGCGCTGACCGGCAAGCGCTTCGGTTCGATCGGCTCCGATCCGCAATGGAAGTTTCTGACACGTTCCGCCGCCGGCGAGGGCCGATCGGCGAACGTCCACTACAAGACCGAAGAGGTCGACAAGATCAAGGACCTCCCTGTCAACGAACTCCTCGCCGACGACGGCGCCTTCTACATGTGGATGGTCGACTGGTGCCCGCAGGATGCGCTCGATCTCCTCGCGCACTGGGGCCTCCGCCATGTCACCACGGCCTTTACCTGGATCAAGACGAACGGCGAGGGCGCCCTCGATATCTGGGACAAGTCGACCTGGCACATGGGGCAGGGCTACTGGACCCGCGCCAACCCCGAGCAGTGCTGGCTTGCCACCAAGGGCAACCCGAAACGCCTCTACGCCGACGTGCGCCAATTGATCGTCGCCCCGGTGATGGAGCACTCCCGCAAGCCCGACGAATGGCTCGACCGCATCGAGCGCCTCACCGAGGGCGATTACCTTGAGCTGCAGGCAAGGCGGCCGAGAAGAGGATGGGTTTCGTGGGGAGACGAACTCGAATGGACGGGAGTTGCAGCATGAACGGAAGGCCATGGACCTCAGACGATTGGGCCACTCTTCAGCGCATGCACGCTGATGGGGAGACCTGGGCGGCCATCGATAAGGCGCTCGGACGTGCGCCCAGGACCTCCCGGAGCAAATGGGAGAACGAGCGGGCGAAGGATCGCACGCTCACCAAAATAGCCGCCCGACGCATCCCGACTGTGCCTGCAGAGCATCACTCCTTGACCGCCGCTTTCTTCGGCGACCCGCTTCCGGGCCGGAGTGCGCTCGATCGCAGTCGGGCCGGCGCCGTCGATCCCGACTATTTCGACCGGCGAACGGCGCATCTGCCTAAGAAGCCCACGCTTTACACGGGACAGGCCCGATGACCTCTCGCACCAAGGAAGAGAATCGCGAGTATATGCGCGACTACATGCGTGATCGCCGCCGGCTGCGACGCGCCGCGGGGCTCAAGAGCAACACTGCGGCTGATCGAGCCTACAAGCGCGCCGAATACAAATCGGAGGCGCCGGGCTGCCACACCAAGGGCGACTTCGTACGCCGCGACCTCGCGCTCTATGACCCGATGCGCGACGCACCCGTGCGGCATGCCGACCTGACCGCGCTGGTGATGGGCGACCCGCCGATCGGCCGGCGTGCGATCGACCAGCACCAGGCGCGGACAGGAGTCCGGTCGATATCGTTGGCGGGAGCACGGCCATGAAAGCAGAGCCTCCATTTTTCAACGCGGACAGCATCGTCATCGGAAGCTGCCCGAACCCGGCTTGCAGGGCCGTGCACATTCATCTGCTCGATGAAGACGATCGTCCGCACGCTCAGCTGACTATCCACTGCGACAAGGTCGAGGAACTGATCGCGGACATCCGTACCGTGCGCGACCGCATCGCGATGGGTGGCGACAAGAAGGGGCTCGACAATTGACCCGGCGCATTCCCGACTTTGCACCCAAGCTTGACCGCGCGGCGGCATGCCGTGGCGCCGCGGCGCTGATGCAGGCCGTCGACGTAATCGGCGGCCCTGGTGATGACGCCGACTTGGTGAAGGTCATCGTCGACGAGGAGATTGCTCTGAGGGAGCTGATCCGTTTTGCCCTCGTGAAGCTTGCGAGCGAGGATCAGCAATGATCCGCCATCGCCTAGCCGCCCGCCGGCGCCACGAAACCATCGCGATCGAGCACGAAGGCCAGCGCTACAAAGTCGGACTCGGCCGGGAACTGCTCTGCAACGGCAGCTGCGGCGGATCTGTACGCTTCGGCCCGATCGCGGAGGTCTTCATCAGTGCACAGAAGGTCAACACGCAGGCCGATGTGCTCGCAAAGGACGGCGCAATCCTGATGTCGCTGGCGCTGCAGTTCGGCTGTCCGCCGGACGTTATCGCCCACGCCATGAAGCGCAACCCGGACGGCTCGCCGGCGTCGCCGCTCGGGCGTGCCGCGGCTTACTTGGTCGAGGGCGGATCATGAGGCCCTTGGGAAAGCATCAGCTTGAGCGATTGATGGGTCTCGCATCCCCGTCATGCCTGATGGTCATCGGCGACAAGACATCAGCATCGCTGGTCGCGCGCGGGTTGCTTAAGGCTCATTTCTCGGAACGGCCGGAGGCCTGGCACCGCATCACACCAGCCGGCCTCCGTGCGCTCGCTGACGCCTATGAAGCTGGGCGTCTAGATCAGTTCATGAAGGATTTTCCGCAACCGAAAGGGCGCGTTGCCACCGGGGCAAAGCAATGACCGACATCGAGCGCCAGATCCTCCTCAACCACATCGCCATCTTGGAGGCGCTGATCCCGCTGTCGCCGCCCGCGAATGGTCCGTCCTCGACCCGCGAGATCCTGCGCCAGCGCTACCGAGAGAGCGCCGAGCTGGTGCGCCAACATCACCCAACCCCGCAACGCTGAAGGGATTCCACCGCCATGGATATCAAGGTCCCGCTGAAGATGCTCAAGTTCGGCCACGAAGACGGCGAGGGGATCAATGCCCGCGTCGCCGGCCGGGAAGACGGCATCGCCGCACTTGCGGCCAACATCTTCGCCAACGGCCAGATCGAGAACCTCGTCGTCAAGGATGCCGGCGGCGGCTTTTTCGCTGTAGCGAATGGCAACCGGCGCCTTGCCGCCTTTCACATGATTCACGGTAAGAATTCCGATCAGCCGATCGGCTGCACGCTGCACGAGGTCGATGCGGCCAAGGCTTTTGAATATTCGCTCGCGACCGCGATCACGGCCGAGCAGCTCCATCCGGTCGACCAATATGAAGCCTTCGCCAAGCTGAAGGAGCGCGGCCAGTCAGAAGAAGAGATCGCAGCGCACTACGGCATGTCGGTCAAGTACATCCGACAGCGGCTTGCGATGGGCGAACTGTCACCAGCGATCCGTCAAGCATGGCGCGCCGGAGAATTCGACGAGGAGGCCGCCCAGGCGTTTACGCTGGCGTCCGACCACGCCCAGCAAGAGAAAGTGCTCGAAAAGCTGCGCAAGGACGTGGCCGAGCAGAGCTGGGGCGATGGCAAGATCGACGCCGACGAGGTCGAGGACGAGCTCAAGGTTGATCCGAACAGCGTCGGCTATCTCCTCCGGTTTGTGGGGACCGAGGCCTACGAGGCGAAGAAAGGCAAGATCATCACGCGCGATCTGTTCGGTCACCGACACAAGGTCTCCGACGAAAAGCTGTTGAAGAAGCTCGCCGACGACAAGCTCGAGGAAGCCTGCAAGCAGCTGAAGAGCGAGGGCTGGTCGTTCGCGACGATCGGGCGCCCGAACAATTACTGGGACTACGGCACCACCAAGATCGAGCCGGCGCCGACCTCGGAGGAGGCGGCGCGGATCGAGCATCTCGAAGCGATCATCGGCGACGACAACAGCCTTCTCTCGTCTGAGATGACCATTGACCAGGTCAGCGCCTATTCCGAGCTTCAGACGATCGACAAGGCCATTCTCGATCGAGCCTATACGGTCGAGATGCGCGCTAAGAGCGGCTGCTGGGTCGACATCGACCACAACGGCGCACTGAAGGTCGAGTATGGCAAGATCAAGCCGAAGGAGAAGGCTGCCGCCGCTGCCGTCGAGCGCACCGAGCGCAAGAAGGCAGCATCCAACCAGGCGGCGGCTGAAGCTAAGCCGGCGCCGGCATCAAAGGTGATCTCGAATGCGCTTCGCCAGCGTCTCGAAGCCCAGTTGATCACCGCTACGCGCGATGCGATCGCCGGAGATCCGCTGCTTGCAGAATCGCCCTTCGCCGAAGTCATGGCCAAGACGATCTGCGGGATGATCACGCCCGATCGCGCGTTCTCGATGCCAGACGGCGTGCGCACCAAGTTGCCCTCGATCCGGCAGGCGCTCGATCAGAACGTTTTCAATGCCGCGATGGCAAAACGCTTCGACGCGCAGGACTACTTCTCCAATGCGCCGAAGCCGCTGGTGCTCAAAGCCATCAGCGAGGCGATCAATCCGGATGAGGCCCGAAGGCTGACGAGCAAGACGAAGGTCGACGTCTGGAAATGGGCGCTGGACAATCTTGCGAAGACTGGTTGGCTGCCGAAGGAGCTGCGAACAGTCCATTACCGCGGGCCCGGGTCCGATGGCTACAAGAAGCCGGCGGGCGACGAGGCAAAACCTGAGGTCCCAACGGCGATGCGCGACGCATTGTCGAAGGCCGAGACTGCACTGAAGCCACTGAAGCGCGCGGCGGCCGCGCGGAAGAAGGTCGCAAAGGCGGCCGCCAAGAAGCCCGCCAAAAAGCCGGCGAAGAAGAAGTAGCACGGCGATGGCGGGCGAGGCACACGAGGGCGTCGTAACGTTTGAGCCGCTGCCGTTCGGCCGGGAGGCCGTGCTGCTCGGCAAGGTGCAGGTCGGAGAGATCCACGCGATCGAGGGCGATCGCTACGGCGCTTGCTTTCGCCTCAACCTGCCGGATGCATCGGCCTCGACGGGCTTTCGACCGGCAGCCGACGTCGACGACGCCAAACGCCTCGCCCTGATCAAGATCAACGATTGGCTCAATGCGGCTGGCCTGGTGCCGGCGGGAGGGGTCTGATGTGTGACTGCGTCAAGCGCGTGAACGAGAACCTCAAGCAGCACAACACCGTGCTGACTGAGCTGACGATGGTCAACATGACCACCGGCGCCGGTCGGCAGAGCCTGCAGATTGCAACCCAGCGCCTCAAGCGCGGTCGCACGAAGGTCTACACGGTGGTGCCGAGCTTCTGCCCGTTCTGCGGCCAGCGCTGCGTTCCTAAAGGCAAGCCGAAAGCGGAGAGGAAATGAGATCGCCGCTGAAGCTGCGCGCGCTGTCTGTTCGCCAGCCATGGGCCTGGGCGATCATTCACGCCGGCAAGGACATCGAGAACCGTGGCCATGTTGCGGTTTGGAAGGGTGGGATGAAGCCCCAACGTATCGCCATCCACGCGTCGAAGGGCATGACGCGCGATGAATATGAGAGTGCGAGCGACTTCATGCGGTCGATCGGTATTATCTGCCCGCCGGCGGGCGCGCTGATACGCGGCGCCGTCATTGGCATGGTCGAGGTGGCCGATATCGTGACCAGGAGCTCGAGCCCGTGGTTCTTTGGGCCGCGTGGTCTGGTGCTGAGAGATCCCGAACCGTGCGAGCCTATCGCGGCGGCCGGTCAGTTAGGCTTCTTCGTCTGGTCGGCCGGCGGTGCGATTGAGCAGCCGCTGAAGTGGATGCGTCTAAAGGACGAGCCGAATTCGCCCGACAAGACGGCGGTTTCAGACGATCTTTTCGGCTGAAGGTAGTGAAGATGAACCCGCCCGGCAAAACCACGCTCCCCCGCATGCAGCACACCGCCATGATCGAGGCCGAGCGCATCGAGATCACCCAGGACTACTGGGTCAAGGAGGGCCGAATCAAGGCACCCGAGCCGCACATGGTCGAGCGCCGCGACGATCTCTCCGGCATCGTCCGGCTGATCGACGCCATCAACAGCGACCCGGATCTGCTCGATCGCGTGAAGAAACGCATGATCGCGATGGCGAAGGCGGCAGATGCGCCGCCGGCGGCGCCGCCGTCGGAAGAGTCCGACGCTGCTGGCGAAGTGCAAGAGACCGAGGCTGCCGACTGATGGCGCGCATCTCCGAAGACGAGCTCGACGACATCCGCGCTCGCAACGCGATCTTCGACGTCGCGTCGGGCTACACCAAGCTGCGCCGATCAGGCGGCAAGCTGCTCGGCGCGTGCCCGATGTGCGGCGGCAAGGTGAACTCCGGACGCTTCGAGGTCTTCGAGAAAGACAACAGCTGGGCCTGCTACGCCTACTGCAACACCGGCGGCGACGTCATCAGCCTGGTGCAGCAGGTCGAGGGCTGCGACTTCCGCGCCGCGATCGAGAAGCTCGGCGGCCGCACCGCGATCGACGCCACGCGCGCCAAGGAACTGTTCGAGGAACGCGAGCGAAAGCGCCTGGCGCGTGAGAAGACGTCGGCCGATTACCGCGAGGCCGAGCGTAAGCGGCTGCACCGGACATGGAAGCAGACGCAGCCGATCCACGACACCATCGCGGCCCGCTACCTCCAGGGACGAGGACTGCAGCTGCCGGAGCGCTGCCCTGGTCTGCGCTTTGCGCCGGCGATGCCGTACTGGCACGGCGAGACGGTCGACGATCACGGCCGCAAAGCCGGCCCGCGCAAGATCCACGAAGGCCCGGCGATGGTTGGCGCCTTCATCCGCCCGGACGGCAAATTCGGCGGGTTGCATCTGACCTGGCTGAACGTCATTACGTCACCTGATGACGTAACGCCGGCGGCGCCGACCAAGGCTGCGATCCACGACCCCGACACCGGCGAGATACTCAACTCCAAGAAGATGCGCGGCTCCAAGACCGGCGCCTATATCGCCATCGTGATGCTCGACGCCCCGAAGCGCCTGGTGATCGGCGAGGGGATCGAGACCGTGCTCTCGGTCTGGACGGCAATGCACCAGGCGGGCCGGCCGCTCGACGACATGGCCTTCTGGGCCGCCGGCGACCTCGGCAATCTCGCAGGCCGGGCGAACAAGACGGTCAACCACCCGTCCTTGAAGCGTCCGAACAACCAGCCCCAGAAGGTGCCCGATCGTTTTCCCGATCTCGACGACCCCGGCCTGTCGATCCCTGATTCCGTCGAGGAGCTGATCCTGCTCGGCGACGGCGACAGCGAACCCGTGCTGACCGAATACGCCATGGAACGCGCTGCGCGCCGCTACGCGCGGGAAGGGCGCGTGATCCGGATCGCGTTCGCGCCGGCGGGGCTGGACTTCAATGATTTGCTGAAAGCTGCTGCTGCATGACCCTCGAGGCCGTCCTCGACCTGGTCGACAACGCCCCCGCGTTCGTCGACATCGATCCCGCAACCCTCGCGCAGGCGGAGCGCAAGTTCGGCCTTGAGCAGATGGCGGCCGCCTTAGCGCGCCTGAAGGCCACAGAGGGCGACGATCGCCTGCCGGCGTTGTCCGCGTTGGCCGAGCAGCTCGGCGCGCTGGCGGCCGCCGGCGCGATCGCCGAACCGCTCGCCAAGGCCTCCCTCGAGGCCGCCGTGGTCGATATCGGCCTGATCCGGGATCTCGGAGCGAAGGCCGTCAAGGCCGCGATCGCCGCCGGCCTCAAGCTCGGCAAAAAGACTCCCGCGGATCTATCGGAGGTGCGACGCGCCGCTTCAGCGGCGCTTGGAGCACCTCACATCAATGGGCGCCCGCGAGAGGCGGGCGACCGCACGGGTTCTGCCCCCGTTTCGGCTTCCCCGGCTTCCTCGCCCTCTGGCGAAGCAGACGATTTAGATCAAACCCTCGCGCCTTCATCTTCGTCTTTCGCTTCATCCGCCCCCCACACCCCCGTAGGGGAAGAAGGCGAGCGAGATGAAACCCTCGAAAACGATGAGGACGAAGACGACGAAGGTCTGCCCGACGAACCGATCAGCGACGAGACCTTCCGCGAGTGCGCGGGCCTCGATCAATCCGACGTCGACAACGGCAAGCGCCTGATCGCCTATTTCGGCCGCGACCTGATGGTGCGGCAGGAAGACGACGTCGCGGCAGGTCAAATGCTGGCCTGGACCGGCACGCACTGGGACCTCGCGGGTGGTGAGGCCTTGGCGCATCTGATCGGCCAGCGCGTCGGCGATCTGATCAAGCTGGAAGCGGCCTACATCGAGTTCTCGAATTCGGAGGCGCGCGCGGTCAACGCGGCCGAGGCGGCAGCCAAAGAGCTGAAGGACATCGTTCCGGACGACACGGCGGAGCAGCATGCGAGGGTTGAGGAGCTGCTCGCCATCGTTGGCGCGGGGAAAAAGGCGCGGACAGCGCTCTCGACGCGGCGCGCGAACCGCAAGAAATGGGGCATCTCGACCAAGAATGCGGGCCGCATCGCCGCGATGATCAAGTGCGCGGCGCCACACCTGCGCCGGCATCCGGACGCGTTCAACGCGGACCCGCTCAAGGTCGCGACCTTGACGCACACGCTATCATTCGTGCCGAAGCTGGATCCGGAGAACCCGGACCCCGATGGCAAACGTCCGCTGGTGATCGACGGCCGCGTCCAGTATGAGCTCGTCGCCAAGCCCGGTCACGATCGGGAGGACCTGCTCACTGCGGTCATCCCGTACGCCTACCGGAAAAATGCGACGGCGCGCGAGTTCAACATCTTCCTCGATCTGTTCCAGCCCGAGGCCAAGAAGCGCCGCACCGTGCAGCAGTATTCGGGTATGAGCCTGACGGCGCAGCCGGTGCAGCGCGTGATGTTCCACACCGGCACCGGCGGCAACGGCAAGAGCGTCTTCCTCGAGGTGCTCGCCCGCGTGTTCGGCGACGGGCTGTCGGTCGGCGTACCCGCTGAAACAGTCTCCGGCGTGGTGGCGAATAACCCGAGCGCACCCACGCCTGACATCGCTCGCTGCTACGCCAAGCGCTACCTGCGCATCGCTGAGCTGCCGAAAGATGCTCCGCTCAAGATGGAGACCATCAAGAAGCTCACCGGCGGCGAGCGCTGGCCGGTTCGCACGATGTACAAGGGCTACTTCGAGTTCAAGCCGACCGCCAAGCCGCACATGAGCGGCAACGGCGAGCCGAAATTCGACGGCTCAGACGGCGGCATGCGCCGGCGTCTGGCGATCGTGGAATGGTCGGTGACGCTGCCGCCCGAACGGCATCGCGACTTCGAGGACGTGGTGTCCGAGATCGTCGCCGAAGGCTCCGGGATCCTGAACTGGCTGATCGCTGGCGCGCTCGATTTCCTCAACAACGGCTTCATCCTCTCCGAGGACATCCTGCAGACGACCGCAGAGCACTTCGCCGAGATGGACCCCGTTGGCCAGTTTGCCGACGCGCACGTGAAGCCTGATGCCGGCGGACCAGGCGTGCCGGCGCGCCAGATGTTCCTTGCCTACAAGGCGTGGAGCGAAGCCAACGGCAAGGCGCACATGCACGAGACGCGCTTCGGACGCACGATGAAGAAGAAGTTCAAGCGCGACGACAGCGGCCGCATCCACCGCTACGTCGACGTCGCATTGCACGACGTGCCCGAAAGCCCGACGCAGCCTCACTCGCAATCATCACCGCCTGACGACGGCTACCAGCCGCCGAGCAACTATCCCGACGCCGGAGACGAGGAAATCTGATCATTAAAGGGATTGTCTGTTGCAGATAAGTCACCGAGGGTTCGCTTTGCGAGGGTCTGTCGAGGGTTCGCTGTCAAACCCTCGTCATTCGACATGTGCCTGTGCCGCAACGGCTTTTGCGATCATGTCGAGGGTTTCGAGGGTCTCGCGCGCGCATACACATGCGAGAGGGGAAGCGGACGCACATGACGTCGGCCCATCAACGGAGTTTCAATAAATGAAGTTGACTCAGGCGTTACACGGAAAAACCGTCTCTACCCTCGAACTCTCTATTTTCTAAGGCTAAAACCCTCGACTAAACCCTCTCCAAAACCCTCGCAAACCCTCGAAAGATCAAAATGGACTGAATCTAGAGATGTTCTGAAGCTATCGAAGGTCCCGGGCAGACCTTTCGAGAGAAACGATACCCGCTCGGTATCGTTTCTCGATCGAGATTTGAGAAAGTACCAAAAGCGAACCGGTAGCACGAAGAGGGAACGATGATGGCAAACGGCTCGATGTTGACGCATTACGATGCTGCCATGCGATTGCTTTCAAATGCCCTGAATTCCAGGGATATGACCGTGGTGATCAAAAGCCGCGATGATCTCGGACTGCTAAAGCTGCGAGCTAAGCAGGTGCGTGATCGTCAGCTTCTGGCGGATGCCACCGAATTCCAAATGCGGGTAGAGCGATGGCTCGGATCTCTCCTGAGCGAGACGAAAAATGCCGGCATCTTGGCGAACGGACCGCGACCTAAGGGGATCGACGACAACAAAGTCACCCTTCGGGAAATCGGGGTCGATAAAAAGCTGTCTTCAGCAGCCCAACGCGCCGCTGCGATGAACGACACCGCATTCGAGGACAAGATCAGGGATGTTCGTGCGACGGTGGTGCTCGGCCGAAAGGCGCGGACGATCGGACGCATTAAATCGGCAGACGCCGAGTTGGGCGAAGATAGCGATCCCTTCGTGTATCGGCTTTTGGATGGAACACCATTGGGTATCGTGAGGCTCGGAAGCGTCCAATCCCGCATTCGTCGTGCAGAAGTCGAATTGGCCTTGCTCAATGCCGTGGCCGCGCATATCGGCGGAGCGGCCGACCAATTGTCGAGCGTGCAGCAAAGCATATCTGCGGAGCAACTCGATAACATGATCAACGCAGCAACAAAGGAAAGTTGAGAGATCTCGGCAGACCGTCTGGGCAACGGTGTGCGCGTAAAGATGTGACGTGACGGCCAGCAAATCGGTGTGGAAAATCGAGATGTTGGAGCTAACGAATGAAGCCGATCGCGGACGAGCTGGAAAAGCTCTCGCCGGAGGTGCGCGCCGAACTAGCGAAGCCGTTCGAGCCGCGTGATCCACGCCATGCGGAGATCGTCGCCGGTAAGGACGCGAGGTGGTACGTCGTCGAGGTGTTCGCCTCTGAGCAGGTTGCGGTTGCCAATGCTCTCGCCGAACATCGCTTTGGCGTCTACGTCCCGGAGGTCGAAGAGGAGATCATCCGGCGCGGCCGCAAGGTCGAGCGTCGCGTGCCGATGTTCTCCGGCTATCTGTTTGTGTTTATGTGGTACAGCGACGCGCACTGGCAGTGCATCAGCAGCCTTCCTGGCGTGGTCGAGATCGTCGGCGCTTTGCCTGATGCCGAGATCGACGTCGTGCGCGAGATGGAGAATTCGAAGCGCCCGGTGATCATCGATATCGAACCGGAGCTGGAGCCCGAACCCGAGCCGGTGAAAGCGAAGTCGAAGAAAAAGCGGCGATGGAAAAACCGCAAGGGCGCGAAGGCGAAGGCCAAAGCAGCTAAGCCGAAGGTGATCACCGAGGCCGACCTGCGAGCGCAGATCATAACTACCCGTGCATGGTCAGCCTTCGATGACGTACTACAGCTTGACAGCGAAGGACGGAATCAGACCTTGATGCGCGCCTTGGGACTGTCCTAGTACCGACCGCATCACACGGAACGCCGGAACGGACAGACCATCGAAGCAGGTTGATGCTTCTCAAATCCGGCAATGTGTCCAAAGTTAAAATAGCCGGGTGAGTTGGGAGATTACATGGCGAAGCCCGGACACGGAAACGTGCCGGGCTTTCGTGTTTGCGTAGGATGTGCGGTAGCTCGGTTGGTTGCCGCTGCCCTCCTTGGGCGTTTCCTCCCTAGACTTGGCCCGCCGCCTGCAACCACTGCGTCCTGCAGGCGGCGGCCCTTTCGGTGGTTGATGTCAGGTCCTAGGCCACCTTGGAAGCGCTGGTACAACACCGCTCGATGGCAGGCACTGAGGGTCAAGACGTTCGAGCGTGACCTGTTCACATGCCAGATGGCTGACTGCGGTCGGCTGGAAGGCAACACCAGCCTGCTGGTGTGCGACCACAAGCTTCCCCATCGTGGTGATGAGCGGCTGTTCTGGGATGAGGCGAACCTCCAGACGCTCTGCAAGTCCTGCCATGACACGGTGAAGCAGGCAGAGGAGCAGGGCACGCTGCACATGCGCGGCGTGTGGAACTGACGGGGTGGGGGTAGGTAAAAGTTCAGAATGGCGGCCGAGCCCGGACCGGCGCCACCTACACTCAAGGATTTTTTTCGTCATGGCCGAGATTTTAGACCTGTTCGGTGACCCGGTGCCGGCCAACTGGGGACAGCGCGGGCGCCCCGAACATATCGCGAGTCAGAAAAACCGGAATCTCGTCAGCATGTTGGTGGCGTGGGGTTGGTCCAATCCGCGGATTGCGGCGGCGCTCTACATCACGCAACCAACGCTTCGGAAGCATTATTTTTCAGAGCTGAAATTCCGCGAGGTCGCGCGCGACCGGCACGACGCTCAACTCGGTGCCATGCTTCTCCAGCAGGGTGCCGGCGGCAGTGTCGCCGCCACGAAACTTTATTTCCAGATGGTCGAAAAGAATGACCGGATGGAGATCGAACGCACCATGGGCGCCACCGCAGCGGACAAGCCAGCGGCCGAGCGCCTTGGCAAGAAGGTGATCGACGAGCAGCGTGCTATTGATGCCGACGCCGACCTGATGGCTGAGCTCGATCGCGAAGCGGCCGGCCAGAATGGCGACGCCGTCCACTGAGGCGCTCCCTCGGTTTGCCTGTCCGGATTGGTGGGAGAAAATCCAGGCCGGCGAGACGCCGATGGCAAGCGTTCCGCTCAACGAGAAGCGCGCCGCCAAGGCACTGGCGTTCTTCAATCGCCTCCGGCTCCCGGACGTGCCTGGCAATCCGCCGCTGTCGGAAGCATGCGGCGACTGGTTTCGTGACATCCTCGTCGCGTTCCTCGCCAGCGAAGATCCCGAGACGAAGAAACGGCTCGTCTGGGAAATCTTCTGCATGGTGCCGAAGAAGAATTCGAAGACGACCTATATCGCTGCCCTCGGGCTAACGGCGCTGTTCATGGAGGAAGCGCCGAACCGGCAGATGATGATCGTTGCCCCGAGCCAGAAGATATCGGTTCGGTGTTTCGGGCAGGCTCAAGGCATGATCCGCCTTGATCAGAAGCTAAAGGCGATCTTCAGGGTCCGCGATCACATCAAGTCGATCGAGCGTCGTAAAACCGGAACCAAGCTCGATGTTCTGACGTTCGGCGCTGAAATCGTCACAGGTGAGATCCCGGTTTTAACAATCATCGACGAGGTCCACGAACTGGGGAAGGTGGCGGGGGCCACCAACGTGATGCAGCAGATCCGCGGTGGCGGCATCACCATGGTGCCAGGCCAAGTGGCGATGATCACTACCCAGGCGCCGGAACAGCCGGCGGGCATCTTCCTCACCGAACTCGAGAAGGCGAGAAAAATTCGGGACGGCCGCGGTGGCGCCAGCCCAATCTTACTGCCGGCGATCTGGGAATTCCCGAAGCACCTGCAGAAAGACAAGGAATATTGGCGCAACCCGCGACACTGGTCGCCGCTGCTGCCAAACCTGAACCGGTCCATAGACCCAGAACGCTTGCTGGCCGACTACACGGAAAACGGCACGGTAAACGACGAAGCCGAGCAGATTTGGGCTTCGCAACATCTCAACATCGAGATCGGCGTCGGCCTCGGTAGCACGACTTGGAATGGCGCCGAATATTGGGAATCCGGCGCGGTTAAGGCGCTCGCCGATCTCGACGAGCTTCTGCGAAGGTCCGAGGTTGCGACATTCGGCGGTGATGGCGGCGGTCTCGACGACCTGCTCGGCGCGGCTGTCATCGGCCGCGAGAAGGGTACCAGGCATTGGCTGTGCTGGAACAAGGCCTTCGCACACCGCAAGGTGCTGAAGCTGAGGCAGGAGATCGCGCCAGCGCTGCTTGATTTCGAGAGGGAAGGGACGCTCAAACTCTGTGACACGCCGGCCGAACTGATCAAGGGATTCGGCGACGTGTTCGAGAAGGTGCTCAAGAGCGGACTGCTGCCCGAAAAGGATGCTGTTGGCCTCGACCCGAACAACGTGGCCGCGATCATTGAGGATCTTTCTGCGCGCGGTATGACGGATCAGATGCTCCGCCGGCTGCTTCAAGGCAAAGCGCTCTCGCCGGCCTGGTGGGGTATCGAGTTCAAACTCGCCGACGGCACGTTTTTTCATGGTGGCACTGCGTTGATGAACTTCTGCGTCGGTAACGCGAAGGTTGAGCGCTCCGGAAATGGCATCATCATCACAAAGCAGGTCGCCGGAAGTGCCAAGATCGACCCGTTGATTGCTACCGCCTGCGCCGCGATCCTGATGAGCTGGAATCCGACCGCAGCCGAGCGTGTCGATATCGACGAGTGGCTGCGCGGCGCAGTCATGCGCTAACCACGAGAAGGTGACGAGCGAATGGGCCTTCTATCGTGGCTCGGCAAGACGATCCGGCCGACCGATGGTCAGTTCTGGTCAGCTTACTACGGCGGCGGGACGTGGGCCGGCAAGCCTGTCAGCCTGCAGAATTCGCTGAACCTGTCTGCATGGTGGTCCTGCGTTCGATTGAACGCCGGCGTCTGCGGAACGATACCGCTCAAGCTGTATGAAAGGCTTCCGGACGACGATCGCCGTCAGGTTCGCGACCATCAAGTTGCCGAGCTGATCGGCAGCAGCCCAAACGATGATCAGACCACGCAGGAATTCTGGTCTGGTATAGGCGCCAGCCTCTCCGGTCTCGGCAACGGCTATGCTGAGAAGCGTTTCATCGGCAAGCGTGTCGTTGCGCTCGACCCGCTGCCCGTCAACACTGTGCCCGATCGCACACATAACCGGGACGGGGAGCTCGAATACCGCTTTATCGATCGCGGCAAGGAAGAGTGGCTGCCGCGCGACCAGGTGTTCCACGTCCGCGGCTTCACGTTCGGGAAAAGTGACTGCGGTCTGTCGCCGCTTGACGCGGCTCGTCAATCCCTGAGCATTACCCTCGCGACCGAAGAGGCCGCCGGCAAGACATTTGCGCAGGGCATGCGGGCCTCCGGCTTCTTCACGGGCCCCAAACTTAACAAGGAACAGCGCGAGGATTTTACCAAGACGTTTATCGACCCGCTGATCGGCAACGACGCGCAGGCTCATTACGGCATCCTGGAGAACGGCTTCGAATTCAAGCCGGTGAACATTCCGCCGAAGGATGCCGAGATGCTGCTGTCCCGCCGCTTCAACGTCGAGGAAATCTGCCGCTTCATGGGCACGCCGCCGATCCTCGTGGGTCACGCTGGCGAGGGGCAGACGATGTGGGGCAGCGGCGTCGAGGGAATCATCAACGCATGGCTCGTGCTCGGCCTCGACGCTTTTCTCTCAAGCATCGAAAAATCCGTCAACAAATGGCTGCTGTCGCCCGGCGACCGGCAGCGCTTCTACGCTGAATTCGACCGTGACGCGCTGTTGCGAGCCGATCTGACCGCAAAGGGCGAATTCATCTCGAAGATGATCGGAGTCGCGCAGATGACGCCGAACGAGGGCCGCAAGAAGGCCAACCGGCCCGCGAAGCCCGGCGGCGACGTCTTGCTCGTCAACTCGACTCTCATTCCGCTTACTGAAGCAGGCCGAGTTCAGCGCGCGGCGTTGCCGGCGCCCGACAGCGTCAAGCCGTCCGAGGAGAAACCATGAGGTACATGAACATCATCATGGCCTGCGCGGCCGAGCCGTGGGCCCTCGAGAAGGGCAAGCTTGTCAGCGTCGCGAACTTCCTGAAGTTCAAGGCCGCCGGCGGGCAGTATTCGGCCGAGGAGGTTGCCCGCGTGACGCAGAAGCGTGCGCGCGAGGTTACCAAGGCGGAAGGCTCCGTCGCTGTGCTGCCGATCAATGGTGTGATCGGCGAGCGGATGAACCTGTTCGATGACATCAGCGGCGGCACGTCCAGCGAGCTGATCGGCAAGCAGATGAGCTCGCTGCTCAACGACACGTCCGTGAAGGCCATCGTCGCGCGGATCAATAGCCCGGGTGGTGTGGCGCGCAGCATCCAGGAGCTCGGCGACGACATCTACAACGCCCGCGGCATCAAGCCGATGGTCGCCGTGATCGACACCTGCGCGGCGAGTGCGGCTTATTGGCTGGCAACCCAGTTCGACGAGGTCATCGTCACGCCCTCCGGCCAGGCCGGCTCGATCGGCGTCTACACCATCCACGAGGACATCTCCGAGATGCTCGCCAAGGAAGGTATCAAGGAGACCCTGATCTATTCCGGCGAGTACAAGGTGATGGGCAACAGCTTCGAGCCGCTCGGCGACGAGGCGAAGTCCAAGATGCAGCAGAACGTCGACGAGCTCGCCGCCGTCTTCGTGCGCGACGTCGCCCGCGGCCGCGGCGTCAGCCTCTCCGAGGTCAACGACCGGTTCGGCCGGGGCATGATGTTCAACGCAGATGAGCTGATCGAGCGCGGCATGGTCGATACGATCGCGACCTTCGCCGACACGCTTGAACGCTTTGGCGTTCAGACCAACCCCGCGCTCTCGCGCGCCAAGGCCGGCGCCCAGGCAAGTCTGCCAGAGAGCGGCGCGACCACATTGAAGCGGCTGGAAGACTGGGGGCGACGCGTGAGCGCCGCCGAGGTCCCGCCGCCGTCCGAGTTCGACGATATCCTGCGTGACGTAGGTATCTCGAAGAGCCAGCGTTCACGCATCGCCTCGCGCGTGCACGCGGCACTCCGGAGTGAGTCCGGAGGTGATGAAGAGGTGAATGAACCATCTGCCGTCGAGACCGCGCTGGCCGAGTTGCGCCAGCGAGCCGAAGGCTTCGTCATCCCCAAGCTTTAACTCCCCAAGGAGAACATCTATGAAGCGTTACGTTTTCGCGGCGGCAATCGCCTTCGCGGTGGTCGCCCTCGCGGCCGTCCTAACGACGCATGGCGTCGTCGGCGATCATTCCCTCATTGTCGCCATGGCCGGCACCGCCGCCGTGTCGGCCGACGATCTCAAGGCCCTCACAACCCAGCTGACGACGATCGAGAAGTCGATGGCGCAGGCTGCCGATGATGTGAAGAAAAACGGCGAGACCATGCAGACCGAGATCAAGAATCTCGGCAAGGCCACGTCCGAGACGACCGAAAAGGTCGACAAGGCCCTGAGCCAGCATGGCGAGCTCGCAGGCAAGCATGGCGAGGTCGCCGCGCGCGTGACCGAGATCGAGCAGAAGCTCGCGGCGCGTCGCTCGGAGCAGGAGCCGGCGGGCCAGAAGTCCATGGGCGAGCGCTTCGTCGAAAGCGCCGAGTACAAGGGCTTCAAGGGCAAGGGCGCCGTCCGCGTCGAGATGAACCGCGCGGATATCACCAGCGTCACCGGCACCGTCGGCAACAACACCTCGCCCGCCAACTCGCTGGTCGGTTCGATGCGCATTCCGACCATTGTTGCGCCCCCCGAGCGCCGGCTCACGATCCGCGATCTGATCGCGCCGGGCGAGACCGATCAGGGCAACGTCGAGTATCCGCAGGAGACCGGCTTCACCAACAACGCGGCCGTTGTCACCGAGGGTGCGACAAAGCCGAAGTCCGATCTCACCTTCGAACTGAAGAACGCGCCGGTTCGCACCATCGCGCATATCTTCAAGGCCTCGCGTCAGATCCTCGACGATGCCAAGCAGCTCCGTTCCTATATCGACGCCCGGGCCCGTTACGGACTGCGGTTGTCGGAGGAGGCAGAACTGCTCAACGGTGACGGCACCGGCGTGCATTTGAAGGGGTTGGTGCCGAGCGCCAGCAACTTCGATGCGGCCTTCACCCCAGCGAACCAGACCAACATCGACGTGATCCGTCTGGCGATCCTGCAGGTGTTCCTGGCCAACTTCCCGCCGAACGGCATCGTGCTACATCCGACCGACTGGGCGAAGATCCAGCTCACCAAGGACGGCCAGCAGCGCTACATCATCGGCAATCCGCAGGACGGCAACACCCCGCGCCTGTGGAATCTGCCGGTCGTGGAGTCGCAGTCGATGACCTACACCGAGTTCCTGGTTGGCGCCTTCGACCTCGGCGCGCAGATCTTCGATCGCATGGAGATCGAGGTGTTGCTGTCGACCGAGAACGTCGACGACTTCGAGAAGAACATGGTGACGCTGCGCGCCGAAGAGCGCCTGGCGCTCGCCATCTATCGTCCGGAGTCGTTCGTTCACGGCGACTTCGACACCGCGACCTGATCGCAGTACGACGGATCCGCGCGGGCTACGGCTCGCGCGGTTGTCTTTTGAGTGAACGAGGCCCGAATGCTGATCAGGATGAAGTCGCTGAAGCCTTTCGGCGTCGCCGGCGTCAACGAAGGCCACGTCAAGCGTGGCCGGGAGTTTTCCGTCGGCAGCGATCATCGCCGCCGTGAGCTCGAGGCCCACGGGCTGGCCTATCGCCTCGATCAGCCCGCCGGTGCCGGTTCGCCGCTTTCGTCTGCCGTCGAGAATGAGGCCGCCGATCTCGGCCCTTTCGTTTCAGCTGGTGGCGGGACTGGCGCGGCGGGGCCTGCGCCATCATCGCCTCAGGGCCGTCGGCGGCGATCGCGCCGATCGGACGGCTCCAAGGACGGCTTCCTGCCTTAGCCATCAAGGAAAACGTCCGGCTCTGCCCATGGGCAGACGTCGTCTACGGGTGCGACGGGCCATGGTGGAAGGCGAGGAAGGGGCTTCCCGACTATCACGGGGTCAAGCTCGCGCATGACAGCTCGGTGTGTGCGGCGTTCCACGATGTTCACAAAATCGAAGTCGCCGACGACGACCGGCTCCGTTTCGATGTGCCCGGGCTCGTCGGGTCCGGCGGGAATTCAGGGTTTCAGGCGCTCAATCTGGCAGTGCAATTCGGCGCCAGGCGTGTGCTGCTGATCGGCTTCGACATGCATGTGGGTGAGGGCGTGCACTGGTACGGGCGCAACACCTGGAGCGGGGCCAACAACCCTGCGATGAAGCATTTGATGCGCTGGCGGGACGCTTTTGCGACGCAGGCGCCGAAGCTGCGCCGGATGGGTGTCGAGGTGATCAACGCCTCGAAGGACAGTGCGCTCCGGTGCTTCGATATTGCGAGCGTCGAGGCTGCGATCGACAGATGGGGTCTCTGATGGGACTGGGCGACAATCTGATGGCGACCGGGCTTGCCCGCGGCGCCGCCAGCCGCGGCAAGAAGATCGCCTTCGGAGATGGCCGCAAGATCATCTGGGACCGGAATAGCGCGCCCGTCTTCCACAACAACCCGAACGTCGCCAAGCCCGGCAGCGAGACCCGGAAGCAGATCGAGTGGATCGACTTCTACATCGGTCATCGGCTGTACAATCGCCGGGTCGGCGAGCGCTGGGAGTGGAATTACGATTTCCGCGCCGTCCCCGGCGAGATGTTCTTCTCGCGCGCCGAGCGGGAGTTTGCGGGCAGAATTGCCACTGGCTTCGTGCTGATCGAGCCCAACGTGCCACAGTTCAAGTCTGTTGCGCCGAACAAGACCTGGCCGCTGGAGCGATATCAGGACGCTGCCGATCGACTTGTGAGGTCCGGCCACGCGGTCCGGCAGTTCGTCTACAAGGGCGGGCATCGCCTCGATCGGGTGAAGGGTATCGAGGCGCCGAATTTCCGGCATGCGCTCGCCGCGCTCTCGCGGGCGGCTCTCTACCTCGGGCCCGAGGGCGGGCTGCATCATGGTGCTGCCGCCGTGAACGTTCCGGGCGTCGTTCTGTTCGGAGGGTTCATCCCGCCGCAGGTGACGGGCTACGATAGCCACATCAACCTGACCGGGGGCGCCGAGGCCTGCGGATCGTTCAACCGCTGCCCGCACTGCGAAGCCGCCATGGCGGCGATTTCGGTCGACGAGGTTGAGGGCGCCTGCTCGTCCGTGCTGGCCCGCCAGAAGCTCGCGAGCTGATGTTGATCGCAGTCTATCTCGAGCCCGGTGTCAGCGGCACAGCCCCGAAATGGTCTCAGGCCTTCGCCAGGGGCTGCGGGGGCGAGTTGAAGTGCATGCGCCGTTTTGATGCGGGTCGGCCGTTTGCGTTCTGGGGGCAGCCGCAGCTGTGGCGGGAGTTTCTCGCGGCAAAGGGAACTGCCGGCACCTGGTTCTACGGCGACCACGCCTTCTTCGGCCGCGGCCGCTACTACCGTTGTGCGAGAAACGCGTATCAGTTTGCGGGCGATGTCGGTGAAGATGATCCGGCCCGCTTTCGCCAGTTCGGTATCCCCGTTCGGGACTGGCGCGCCGGCGGTTCGCACATTTTGCTGTGCCCGAACTCGGAAACCTTCTTCGGCCTGCACGGCTTTGCGCCTGGCCAATGGCTCGCGGAGACGACGGCCCAGATCCGCCGGCACTCCGACCGGCCGATCAAGGTGAGATGGAAGTCTGATGCGGCCGATCGGCCGCTGGTTGAGGATCTGAAGGATTGCTGGGCGGTCGTGACGTTCATGTCGAACGCCGCGGTGATGGGCATCCTCGCCGGGGTGCCCGCCTTCTGCACAGCCGCCTGCGCAGGCAGGACAATGGGGAGCGGCGATCTCGCCGCGATCGAGCGGCCTGCGATGCCCGAGGGACGAGAACGATGGGCGGCCCGGTTGGCCAACCATCAATGGACACTGGATGAGATGCGCGCTGGCGCACTCTGGAATGCGATCGGTGGATGATGCAGCAGCAGCTCGGTTGGTATTTTCCGGACGGCGAGACGCACCTGCCGGAATGGATGGCGAGGGTAGGTCAGACGCGCGACGGGCTGCTGCAGTATCAGTTCGCGAAGTACACGGCGGCGCTCAAATTCGTCCGCCCAGCCCGGAGAGTTGCCATCGATGTCGGCGCTCATATCGGACAGTGGTCGCGAAACATGGCTGCCGATTTCGATGTCGTGCACGCCTTCGAGCCGGTTCCGGACTACGCGGCATGCTGGCAGGCGAACGTGGGCCAGATGCCGAACGCGTTGCTGCACCCCGTCGCGCTCGGCGCGCAGACCGATATCGTCTGCCTGAAATGCGGCACGCACGGTTCGCACGGCGACACGTTCGTCGCGCCGAAAGCTGACGCCGCCCTTGTCGCCTTCGACGTATCGATGCGGCCGTTGGACTCCTTCGACCTCGCCAATGTCGACTTCGTCAAGATCGATTGCGAGGGCTACGAGCTCTTCGTGCTTCAAGGCGGCGAGAAGACGATCCGGCAAAACCGGCCTTGCATTATCGTCGAGCAGAAGCCGGGCAAGGCGCAAACCTATGGCCTTGGTGAGACCGATGCCGTCAGCCTGCTGAAAAGCTGGGGCGCCAAAGTGCGCAAGGTCCTGTCGGGCGACTACATCCTGTCCTGGGATGCCGCGTGACCCGTCACGGCTGGTTCGAGATCGACGGCGTGCAGACCGGCGAGCGGAAGCTCAAGGAGCGCATCCGGGGCCTGGCGCCACTCCTTCCTGCTGCCAAGGGCGCTTCCGTGCTCGATCTCGGTTGTGCAGAAGGCTTGATCGGCAAGTGGCTCCTCGAGGCGGGCGGGGCGAATTCGCTGCTCGGTCTCGACAAGCACGAGCCATATCTGGAGACGGCGCGGGAAGTCTTCGGCGAGGATCCCCGGGCATCTTTCGCGGTGTGCGACTTCGACGATTTCGAGGCCTGGCTGACGGACCACCAGCTCGCCGGTCGCTACGAATTGGTGCTGGCCTTGAATATCATCCACAAGCTGGCGCGGCCGGCGCAGTTTCTGACGAGCATCGCCGGTCTTGCCGGAAAGATGCTCGCGATCGCATTGCCGGCGGACGTCATCAACGACGTACGCAGCGGCAATGCGCCGGTCGATCCGGTTGCAGAGCTGCGGGGCAAGTTCAGGCTGGTGTCGCGGTTCGAGGGCGCCCGGCATCCCAGGAAGGGCCACCTCGGCATCCGGATGATCTTCGAGCGGGTGGCGGCATGAACCATTGGCACGCAGACTGCGACATGAGGCCGCCGGCGTCGGCGCTGTACCTGATCGATGCGCCGAGCTCGCCGGTGGTTTCACGCACAGAGATGAAGGCCCATCTGCGCGTCGACTACGACGACGACAATCTTTTGATCGACTCGTTGACCGCCGCGGTCACGCAGCATCTCGACGGCAAGGACGGCATTCTTGGCCGGGCGCTGCAGGAGCAGAGCTGGGAATTGCGGATGAGTTTCTTTCCGCGATCGATCCGGTTGCCACTGCCTCCGCTGATCAGCGTGGATGCCGTGCAATATCTGGACTTAAGCGCGGCGCGCGTGACGATCGACAAGTCGCGCTATGTGGTCACTGGCGAGCAGGGACGAGGGGTGATCAGTCTGGGGTCAGGCGCCGCCTGGCCGGCTCAGCTTTGCAACCATCCTGAAGCTGCGATCGTTTCGTTTACCTGCGGCTACGAAAAGGTGCCGGACCCGATCAAGGCAGCGATCAAGCTGATGGTCGCTACCCTGTACCAAAACCGCGAGCACGTGGTCGTGGGCCAGACCGCGATTGAATTGCCATGGGCGGCCGAGGCGCTGCTCAGGCCGTACATCGTGATCGGCGCCTGACGGCACGGCCGTGAGATCTTTCTTTTCGTTCAACGCTGCAATCTGAAAGGACGCTCCAGATGGCGACATATACGAAATACGAGAATTTCGTTCAGGTTCTCGCCAACAAGGAAGTGGATGCCTTTGGCGCGACCGATACATGGAAGGCGGTCATCCACACCGACGCGCCGGTCGTTGCCACCGACACGACGTTGACCGACCTGACGCAGATCGGCGGCTCGAACGGCTACACCACCGGCGGCGCCAGCATCGCGTTCAACTCGACCAGGTCGGGCGGCACGGTGACTGCGACGTCGACCGATGTGGTCTGGACGGCATCGGGCGGCAATCTCGGCGGCTCGACCACGGGGCGTTACATCAGCTATTACGACGACACGCCGACCGCGCCGACTGCCGACCCGCTCGCGGCGTCGTGGGACTACGGCTCGACCTTCACGATCGCCGATGGCGAGACGCTGACGCTCGACTTCGGCGCCAGCCTGTTCACGCTGGCCTAAGCCATGAAGCCGCATTCCCTGCAATCCGTGCAGCGTACGCTGCCGTCCGCAAAGCAACGCTTCGAGGCGCTCGGCCCAATCGCCGCGCGTCATGGCCGCATCGAGAAGGGCGCGCAGTTGCCCGAAACGCGCGTGCTCGCTTGTCCGCGCGTCAAGGTCGCGGATTTTCCGGATGGATTTATCCCGACCAAATATTTCGAGGCGCTCGAGCAGAACCAGCTGATCAAGAGCTGCTGCCGGCATCCGGAAAATCACGAGATCGAGGCGCACAAATCGCATCCGGACGAGGAGGCGCCGGACATCTACATTTTCATCTGCGACGGCTGCGGCCGGAGGCATCGGCGCCTGATGCTCGGCGCCGTCGATGACGTGCCGCGTCCGATCTGGGATGCGAGCTAGGCCAAGCCGTCGATGGCGTTGTCGCAGACACTGACGCAGCAGGGTGGCGCTACCACAGGTAGCGACACCTATACGGCTGCGGCGATCGGAACCGCGGCGGCCGGCCGCCTGGTGGTTGCGCTGGTCTCGCCCACCAACGCCGGCACGACCACGTCGGCGACGATCGGCGGCGTCTCTGCGACCTACACCAAAAACACCACGTTCGGCGCCGAGGTTGGCTTTGTCTCGGCAATCGTGCCGACGGGTACGACCGCCAATATCGTCCTCAACGGCTCCGGCGGCTTCTCGCTGCTCGGCGTCTGGGCCATCAGCGGCGGCGGTGCCGTCACGCCAACTGCAACTGCGGCTGACGCGACCGGAAGCGCTTCGCCGACGATCGCGGTCGGTGCCGGGGGCGTTGTCGTCGGCGCGGCATTCGACGCGGCCGGCGCCGGTCCGGTCTCGTTCGGCTCCGGGCTCACGACTGAGGGCACGTCCTGGAGCTTCGGGCCGTCGCCTGGTCGCAACGGCGGCGCCGATTTCGCCTCGGCGCAGACGGTGACCTGCGGCATCTCGGGCGCCACGTTCCCGGTCAGCCAGTTTGCGGCGTTCGGGCCTGGCGTTACGCCGAAGATCTTGACCGCGGCCGGCGGCGGTTACGCGATTACGGGCACGGCGGCGACGATCAAGCGAGGTCGCAAGGTCCCGGCTGCAGTGGGTGCCTATGCGATCACCGGCGCAGCGGCCACCATCAAGCGCGGTCGCAAGCTGCCGGCCGCGGCGGGTGCTTACGCGATCGCCGGCGCCGCAGCGGCGCTGCTGCATGGTTTGAAGGTTTCGGCCGTGGCCGGATCCTACGCCTTGTCGGGGGCGGCCGCCACGCTGCGGCACGGCTTGCGTCTGCCGGCGAGCGCCGGCGCCTATGTGCTGGCGGGCGCGGATGCTGGGCTGACGAAAACTTCGGTCAAGCTCCTGGCGGCCGGCGGCGGCGCGTATGCGATCGCCGGTACGGCGGGCAGCCTCAAGCGCGGCTGGAGGCTCGCCGCCAGCGCGGGCGGCTACGCACTCACGGGCGCCTCGGTCGGCCTCCGGCGCACATACGTGCTCGGCGCCTCCGCAGGCTCCTATGTCCTGGCCGGCAGCGCGGCTGGCGTTACGCGCGGCCGCAAGGTTGCGGCGCTTCCCGGGGCCTACACCCTGACCGGCAGCGACGTCGCGCTGCTGGTCGGGTCGAACAAGGTACTGGCCGCGGGCGCAGGTGCCTACAGCCTGACGGGCGCTGCCGCCACGCTGCGCCATGCCTGGCGTGTCCAGGCTGGCGCCGGATCTTACGTGCTGTCGGGTGCCTCGGCGTCGCTGAAGCACGGGTGGACGGTGGCGGCCGTCACCGGCGCTTACACGCTGATCGGCGCTGCGGCGACGTTGAGGCAGGCCCGGCGCCTGCCGGCGATCGGCAGCTCCTACGCTCTGGCTGGAAGTGCTGCGACGCTGACGAAGTCGACCACAAAGCAGCTCGCTGCCGGTGCCGGCGCCTATGCGCTGTCGGGAGTGTCCGCGACGCTGCGGCGAAGCACAAGGGTCGTCGCCGGCGCAACGTCCTATGTGCTGTCCGGCTCGGCCGCGAGCGTTCGCCGCAGCTTTCACCTGTCGGCGCCAGCTGGTGCCTATCTGCTCACCGGCGCGAATGCCGCGCCGCTGGTCGCGCGGCGCCTGGTGGCCACGCTGGGCGCCTATGCGCTGTCAGGCGCCGATGCCGGGTTGATCTGGAGCGGCGCGATATTCGAGGAGTCGGCGCGGGCTGTCATGGCCATGGGTGAGTTTCGCTTGGTCATCGTCGACGGCGAGCTCCGCGTGGTTGCGCCCGATGGATCTGCGCGCCTAGTGATGCCGCCCGGCGATGGCCGGTCGATCGACATCTAGGGGATTGGGGCAATGCTGACCTGGCCGCCGAAAGATCCGAACGAGGTTCTCGATTTCGACATCGACTGGACCATGCGGCTCTATTCCGCCGACGAGCTGGCACAGGTCGAGGCCGGTGCTACGATCGTGCCGGCGGACGCGATCGCCAGCTCTCAATTCACGCTGCCTGACGGCGCCACGCTGGTCGCCAGCAGCTCGACCTATTCGGCGACGCGCACCAAGGTCTGGTTGCGCGATGGCGATGACGGGACGTCCTATGAGGTGCTCAACCGCATCACCACAACCGGCGGCCGCACGATGGACCAGTCGGTCAGGCTCAGGGTCAAGAGCAAGTGACGTGTCGATCGAGCGGCTGGTCGCGAACGCGCATCGGCGCCTGGCGCTGCGCCGCCTGCTGATCTCGATCGAACGAAATCCGTTAATCTTGGAGGCTATCGACATGGCGACCGGGCGAACCATCGCAAGGCCGATCAATCTGGCCGGATTCTCCGGCCATCTGCAGCGCGCCGAGAAACTGGAGCAGCGCCTCGGCGTCACCGGCGAGCGCTACGCCTCGGTGCTCGACGACATCGAGGATCAGGAAAAGGCGCTGGCCGAGCACGTTGGTTCGCTCGAGACCACGCGCGCCAGCCTCGACCAGGTCATCAACCGGATGCAGCCGGGGAGCAATGGCGGCCCAAACGGTGGCGGGCAATCCTCGACCGCCTCGACCGTCACCGGCTCCGGCCAGGTCATTGACGGAAAAGCCGTCTGATCTGCCGGATCGGGTGAGAGCACTGACATGAAGCAATCCGTCTGGATCGGCTGGGATCCCCGCGAGGCCGATGCTTATGCCGTCGCGCGGGCCTCGGCGCGCCGCCATATGACGCTGCCGCTGCAGACGCGGGGTGTTGTGCTGTCCGAGCTGCAGAGGGCCGGGCTCTACAGGCGGCCGATCGAGATGCGCGCGAGTGCCGCTGACAGGCCGATCATGTGGGACACCATCTCGGATGCTCCGATGTCGACGCAGCATGCCTGCGCGCGCTTCCTGGTGCCGCACCTGGCCCGAACGGGATGGGCGGTGTTCATGGACGGGGACGTGCTGGTCCGCGGCAATATCTGCCGCATGTTCGACAAGCTCGATCGGCGGAAGGCGGTCTATTGCGTCAAGCACCGCTTCGATCCGCCCGTCGGCGTCAAGATGGACGGCCAGCAGCAGACGCGCTACGCGCGGAAGAACTGGAGCTCGGTGGTCGCGTTCAACTGCGACCACGAGGCCAACCGTGCGCTGACGCTCGATCTCATCAACAGCGTCCCGGGGCGAGATCTGCATGCGTTCTGCTGGCTGGAAGACAGCCTGATTGGCGAACTGTCCCCGGAATGGAATTTCCTGGTCGGGCACACCGATCCCTCGGTCGAGCCGAAGATTGTCCACTTTACCGACGGCACGCCATCGATGCCGGGATATGAGCATGTGCCGTTTGCCGACGAATGGCGGGCCGAGCTGGAGCACTGGGCGGCATGACCCCGACCCGCGCAGGCGAACTCCGTCACCGCATTGCCTTCGACAAGCGTCAGGACGTCAATCCCGATGCTCCGCTCGATCTCGGCAACACGCAGTCGGAATTCGTCGAGCAGTTCGTCGTCGCGGGCAAGGTCGAAGCGCGGTTTGGCGGGGAGACGGTGACAGCGGCGCGGCTTACAGGGCAGCAGCCGGTGAACATCACGGTTAGGCAGAGCGCCCAAACGCGCATGATCACCGACGATTGGCGGGCCCGCGACGTGCGGAGCGGAACCGTTTACGCCATTCGATCGATTGTTGATCCCGATGACCGGCGCGCATGGCTGGAGCTCCTTTGCCAGACGGGCGTGGCAGCATGAGCAATATTGCGTTGTTCAAGATCGGACTGCAGGCGCTTGCCGCAGCGATGGACAAATCCGCGCCGAAGCTCGTCGAGACCGAGGCGGACGGCTTAGCGCAAGCCATGCGCCAAAAGGCGAGTGCGCACAGCAAAAGCGGCAACACCGTCAAGTCCATTCAGGTGCTGAAGACGTCCAAGCCTGGCCGCGTGAAGATTGTCGCCGGCGGCGACTTGACCACCAAGGAGGTCAGGAAGGGCTCGGGCAAGCCGTATGACTATGTCCGAGCGGAAGAGTTCGGTACCGCCGACACCAAGGCAATCCCGTTCTTTTTCAACACCTATCGAGCGCGGGAGGCCGGGATCAAGCAGCGGGTGAGCTCGGCGCTGCGGAAGTCGATCGACTGATGCCTATCGACGATCCCTCGATTCAACTACAGGCGGCGATTATTGCGGCGCTGAAGGCAGCCAGCACGGCCGCCGGCGCGCGGGTCTATGACGAGGTGCCTGATAAGGCGGAATTCCCCTACATCTCGCTAGGCCAGATGCAGGTTCTCTCCGAGAAAGCGGAATGCGTCGAAGGCGCCGAGCTATACGTCACAATCGACGCTTGGTCGCGTTCGAAAGCCAAGTCCGAGATTCTTTCGATCGGCAAGGCCATCATTGCCACCCTGGATAACGCCGGTCTGTCGGGTGCCGGCGTCGACATCAATTGCTGCGAGCTCGACGATGCGACGTATCTTACCGATCCCGATGGCCTGACACGCCATGGCGTTTTCACCTTTCACATCCTGACCGACTGAGGAGATCGTGCCATGGCGCGCGCAAAGACCGCTAAATTCTCGGAGTTTCTGATCCAGCTCGGCGATGGCTCATCGCCTGAGATCTATAACGCCCCGTGTGGCGCAACCTCACGCAGCTTCAAGCGCACGTCGGCGATGGCCGAGACCAACGTGCCGGACTGTGACGACGAGGATCTCCCGTCGTGGCTCGAGCGTGATGTCACTTCGCAGTCGGCGAGCTGCGAATTCTCGGGTGTCGTCGACAAGGACGATTTTGAAGACTGGGACGATTACTGGAGTTCCGGTGACACCAAGAACGTGAAGATCACGCTCGGCACACTGACATGGGTCGGGCCGTTCAAGCTGGCCGACCTCGAGGTGACCGGCCAGAAGGGGCAGCGCGTGAACTTCACCGCGACGCTTCAGTCCGACGGTGAGGTCGCCAAGCAGTGACGACACACGGCACGATCCGCCTGCCGTTCGGCAACGACGAGTACGACTTCAACGTCGCAAAGCACAAGCAGCTGTTCGAGCTCCAGGACAGGTGTGGACTGCAGGCTCTCGGCGCCGATGGCGAGCGGATCCTAATTCCCTGCGGGCCGTTCGAGATTTTCGAGAGGCTTCGCGGGCATCGCTGGCGTGAGGCCGATGTGATTGCGCCGATCGAGCTCGGCCTGGTCGGTGGGGGCATGGACCCGATCCAGAAAAACAAGCTGATCAGGGAATTCGTTACCGATCAACCGCTAGGCCCGCTCGCGCCCCTGGCCGCGCGGATCGTCCATGCCGCGATCTTCGGCGTTCAAGGTGACGACCTCGATAAAAAAAAACGGAAGCGGAGGACGAAGAAGCCGGGCGCTTCTACTTCACCCGCTCCGAACAATACGGGACCGGAGCCGCGCTGAATTTCACGCCTCGGCAGGTCGACGACATGACGCCATGGGAATTGGCAGCGTGCGTCAAGGGGTGGAATGCCGCGCAGGACGGCGAAGCCGTTCCCGAACCGATGACCGACCACAGGTTCGAACAACTCAAGAGAGAAGCAGGGCTCAGTTGAGATGGCCGTCCCGGCACTATCGATCGACGTCGAAGCTAAAACCGACAAGTTCAAGCGCGGCATGGATACGATCGGCGCGCAGGCAGACAAGGCCGCGGCCGATATCGAGGCAAAGTTTGCCGATTTCGATCCGCAGCTGAACACTGAGAGCTACACCAAGTCCGTCACCAGCATGGTGGTCGGTTTTGGCGTTGCCGGAGTCGCGGCTGCTGCGGTAATCGGGCTGGTCGTAAACCTCAACAAGAGCCTCGCTGATACTGCCTCGCTTGCTGACAGGGTCGGACTTTCAACCGAACGGCTTCAACAGCTTAAGTTCGGCGCAAATTCGCTCGGCATCTCCGACAGCGACTTCAATGGCGGTCTCGATAAATTCGCTTCGAACCTGCAGAATGCGAAGTTCCAGGCCAACGATCTCACGCGCGTGTTCGAGGCCAATGGCGTCGCGATCAAGAACAATAATGGCCAACTGAAGGACACCAATTCGCTGTTCACCTCGGCGGTGGATATCATCAAGCGCGCGCCGACATTGCAGGATGCGATCCAGATCGGGAGCTTTCTCGGATTCTCCCGGGAGTTTTCACAGAGCATCAAGGAGGCGGGCGACAACTATTTGTTGCTCGCGTCACAGGCCAACGCTGCCGGCGCGGTCATCGACGACGCCACGATCAAGAAGGCGAAAGAGTTCAATTCGGAGTGGCAGAAGGCCTCGGCGCTCTGGGGAGCGAATATGAAGGCCGCGATTGGCGATATCCTGCCGCTCCTCAACGATGCTGTGAACGGCGCTGTTGCCGTCGTCAACGCGGTCAAGTCGGTCTACAGCTTTATCTCGTCGATCAAGGATTTTGCCTTCGCTCCCGACATCGAGACGGCGAGCCTTTCGCAACTTAACTCGCTGCTGAAGGAATACGAGGACATCGGCAAGACGCTGGATGCCGGCAAGAAGCTGAACCCCATTCAGCTGTTCCAGGGCTCGAACATCCAGAACGCGGACCACGAGATCACCAAGGATGCGGTCGACGACGCGATTCAGGACATCGAGCTCGAGATCGAGCGGCGCAAGGCGAACGGCACACTTCCTCGGATCAGGGTGACGGCCGACGTTCCGAGCAAGAACCCCGGACCTAAGCCGCCTGATGGCGGAAGGGACCAGTTCGACATCACCGTCGACCAGATCACCAAGCGGACCGCGACGATCAACGCTGACACCGCCGCGACCTTCCAGAATAACGCCGTGCAGGCGCAATTCCGGGCCGAATTCCAACTGCTGACGGCCATCATGCGCGACAGCGGCGAGGTCACCAAAGAGCAGATCGAGCTTTACGAAAAGTATCGGCAGTCGATGTCAGCGCAGCAGGCGCTGGTCGCCGCCGGCATCACCCTAACCAAAGAGCATGGTGCGGCTTTCATTTCCGCGTCAGAAGGAATCAAGACGGCAACGGCTTCCTACGATTCCGCGCGAGACGCGTTGAACAGGATCAATTCAGCATCCTCACAGGTCGGCAGCGCACTATCGAGCGCGTTTAGTGACGCGGTTGTTGAGGGTAAGAATCTGAACGATGTGCTGTCCAACTTGCTCAAGACGCTCGAAAAGGCGGCGATCAACTCTGTCTTCTCCTCGCTCTTCAATGCGCCCGCAGCCGGAGGGCTTTCTCCGGTGACATCGTTCCTCAGCTCCATCTTCGGCACCGGCCACAACGCTGGCGGCAGCGAGGATTGGCGCGGTGGCCCGACGTGGATCAACGAGAACACGCCGAATTCCGAGATCGTGAATCTTCCTCGCGGGTCGCGCATTTCGCCTAGCGCCGCCGTGGCGGGTGCGCGGGCGGCAAGTTCCACGCTCAACATCACCAACTACGTCGCTGGCGAAATATCGCCTGCTACGATCGACAGCCTGCAGCGCTCGCAGATCGCGACCCAGAAGCAGCTTGGCCAGATCAACAAAGTGCTGGTCTCGACGCAGCGCATGCAGGCGACGGGCGTGGGTTGATGGCGACTTACGAATTCCCACGCGCGCTGCTGCGTGCAAAATCCGATCCGTGGAATCTCACGGGCACCGCCGTCGCCGGCGGCTCCGCGGTTGCTGGCGTCGGCACGCTGGCGCGGTCGGATGGCGGCGGGTGGTGGACCTGCCGGATGTCCGATGTCAGCCTCTCCGGCCGCTCCGGTCTGGCCGTGCCCGATCGCGGCCGCGACCGGCAACGCAATGCGACGCTGCTCTGGCGCGCGGTGCGCCAGCTCGCCGCCGGCGGCGTCAACCAGCTGATCGTGCCGCGCAATGACGCGTTGTACCGGCCATGGCCGGCAGGGGTGGCAAAGAAGGCCGGGCTCGGCATTCCGCACAGCGACGGGACGCTGTTCGATGACGGGACTGGATATTACCAGTCGGTGATTGACATCGTCACCGGTGATGACGCCGCCCTGCGTGATACGTCGCTCGACATCATCGTTAATTATGCCGGCGAGCTGATCGGCGGCGAAAGCTTCTCGATCGAGCATCCGACATGGGGCTGGCGGCTCTACGAGATCGGGACCGTCGAGATGACGTCCGATACCGAGGCGACGATCACGTTCAATCCGCCGCTGCGCGAGGATGTTGACGCCGGCACCGCGCTCGAATTCGACCGTCCGCGCTGCGCGATGCGGCTCGCCTCGCCGTCGTCGATGGACTTCTCGCCGCAGCCCTGGACCTTCAATAGCGCCAGCGTCGACTTCGTCGAGGCGCCGATCACATGAATTTCTCCGACGCAGAACTCGCCGTGCTGAAGTCCGGCGTCTACAACACGGGCGTGTTCTTTCGACTGGATACGGCCGAGCCGGTGCGGCTCTGGCTGGGGTTCGGCGACATCAAGCCCGGCGCCGACATCTACGATCCCGCAGGCGCGCTCTATCGTGGGCTCGGCGAGATCAGGGACGTCCCTTCGTGGAAGCAGCTGCTCAACGGCGCCGCCGAGCGCGTCGAATTCATTATGAGCGGTGTGTCCGGAAAAATGCTCGAGGTCGCGTCCGGTGACGACGCCGATGCGATTAAGGGATGCGCCACCACAGTCGGATGGGCGCTGATGGACGACCGCTTTGCCATGATCGGCGACGTCCATTGGTCCGCCTTCTACATCGCAGACTTCCTCAGCGGCCAGCAGGCGCCGGCCGACGGCGATTCCGTGCCGGTCAGGACCATCAGCCTGTCCTGCGGCACGCGCTTCACCGGCCGCCGCAGGGCCTCTTTCGGTTATCTCACGGACCAGGACCAGCAGGGTCGGCATCCCGGCGATCGCGCCTGCAGCCTGGTCGGAGACTACGCCCACGGCTTCACCAAGCGCTGGCCGGTCTATTGACGATGCAGCTTGCCGATTACCTCGACGACGTCGCCGGGCGGCCCTGCGCCTATGGCCGGCTCGACTGTGCGACGCTGATGGCGGATTGGCTGATGGCCCTCGGCTGGGGTGACGCAATGGCCGATCGCCGCGGCACCTATGCGACCGAGCGGGCCTATCGCGCCGCGATCCGCAGCGAGGGTGGCATGGTCGCATCCTGCCGCCGGCGCTTCGCGCGGCTCGGACTGGCTGCAGCCGCGGCGCCTGGCGGCGGCGACGTCGCGCTGGTGCTGGCGCCGTTCCTGCTGCGCGAGGGCCGGCCGTCGCTGTGCCGGCCGACCGGCGCCATCATGGGCGAGGGCGGCTTCGTCTTCGTGCTGGATTGGCCGCGCGGCGTCGTCGGCGTGCGGCTGCCCGTCATCGCGGCCTGGAGCGCGGCGCGTGCCTGAGACGGTAGGTCTTGCCCTCCTGGCCGCCACGGGCGTCACGGATTCGTTCATCGGCTTCGGCACGGCCAGCGCGCTGTCGGTTGCGGGCTTTACGGTCAGCATCTCGGCGGCGGCGACGGTCGTTGGCACCGCGGCGATCGTCGGCGCCTCGATCGGCCTGCAGTACGCGCTCAACAATCCGGAGGTGCCGCGGCCGGAAGCCGGCGCAGTCCCGATCAAGCAGGCGATCCCGCCGCGCCAGCGCGGCTATTGGGTCAACCGGCTGTCCGGGCAGTATCTGCTGTTCCTGGCCGCCGGCGGCGACTCCCAGGACGTGATCGCGTTTCACAGCGGCCGGATCGAGCAGGCTTATCAGCTCTATCTGCACGATAACGCCGTCAGCGTCAGCAGCTCGCTGGGCCATGCCGTCTACAACACCGTGGTGCCGCCTTTCGGCATCGCCTATCAGTTTATCAATCTGCAGGTGTTCTACGGCACCGATACGCAGAACGTCTGCGACGTCTCGGTCAACAATTCGAACACGTCGGGGGTCTGGACATCCGCACATTCTGCGAAGGGCCTCGCCTGCATCGCGATGAATTGCGGGGCTCCGGCCGATCCTGAACAGTTTACCAAGGTCTATCCGCAGCAGCTGCCGCTGCCGTCGCTGGTCGCGGCCTGCGCGCCGATCTGGGATCCGCGAGACGAGGATCAATCGCTCGAGGATCGCGACAGCTGGCATGCCTCGCCGAACCCGGTCCTGCAGCTGATCGACTACATCACCGAGCCCGATGGCGGCATGGGCGAGGATCGTGACATCCTGTTTCCGCCGGCGACCTTGACGCAGTGGATGGCGGAGGCCGACATCTGCGATCAGACGGTCGGCGCCCGCAAGCGGTATGCCTGCGCCGGTGTCTACCAGTTCGATAATTCGCCCGAGAACGTCATCAACAAGATCCTGGCGAGCTGCGACGGCTGGCTGGCCGAGGACGGCGAGGGCGCGCTGGTCCTGACGGTCGGCTACTATCGCGAGCCGACCGACCCGCCGCTGACGGCCGAGCACATCAAGGGCTGGACCTGGCGCAAGGGACAGGCCGACGAGGAGCAGGTCAACCGGCTCGACGTCAGCTTCACCAATCCGGCGCTCGGCTACGTCACCGACCAGATCGATGCGATCCGCGACGAAGCCGCGATCTCGGCGGCCGGCATCGAGCGGGCCAAGCCGCTCGATCTGTCCTGGGTGCAGGATGCCGACCAGGCCGAGACGCTCGGCGAGCGTGCCATGCTGCGCGTCAATCCGGCCATATCAGGCACGTTCATCTGCACGCTCTATGCGGCGCGCTACGTCGGCAAGCGCTGGATCAAGGTGCAGTTTCCGACCGTGCGCGGGCTGGAAGATTGCGTCGTCGAGATCCAGGACAAGAGCGAGATCGACGTGCTCGCCGGCACCGTCACGCTCAACTGGAGCGTGGTCGATCCGGATGCACTGGCGGGGCTCGACAACACGTAGGTTTATCGAGGATCATTATGGGCATCATCAAGACGGCGGCTGAGGTCTGGCGCAAGTATGTCATTCCGAATGTTCCTGTGTCGGGCGACAATCAGCCTGACAAGGGGCAGATCGTGTCCTGGGGGACCTGGCTCGAGTCCATGCTTGGATCAGGCGCGGCGGGGCTTGCCTACCAGTCACTTGCGCTTCTTTCCGCTGACCTCGCGCATGACGCCAACACGGCGGCGATCGTCTGGAATGACGGCACGGCGGCCAACAACGGCCTGTACAGCAAGGTCGGCGCCTCCGGCACCGGTTCCTGGACGCGCCTCGGCGACCTTCCGAACGGCGTGGTGCGCTTGACGGTGACGGGCGGGACCGCAAACGCGATCGTCGCGACCGCGCCCGAAAGTCCGACCTTGCCCGGCAGCAAGCTCTATCTGCTAACGCCTGCCGCGAACAACACGGGCGCAACAACGATTGTCGTCAACGGCGGCGCCGCAGTCGCGATCAAGAATACGCTCAATTCGTCGCTGGCGGCGAATTCGCTGATCGACGATTCCACGGTGCTGATGGCCTGGGTGGTCGATCACTATCAGCTGATGGTGTCTGTCCCTGTCGACGCGACAGGCGTGCTCAACGATACGCTGGCCGCGCGCGACGCCGCAGCGGCGTCGGCGGCCGCGGCGGCGACCTCCGCGGCTGCGCTGGGCAACCAGGTGCGCCAGTACGACACGCGCGCGCAGGCGGCGGCTGCGACCGTCCCAGCAGGCGTGAACGCGCTCCGGCTCCTCGGCTATTCGGCTGTCGGCGATGGCGAACCATCGTTCTACAAGAAGCTCGGCAGCACGCCGTCTCCGGTCAAGGCGTGGCACCTGCAGACCGCGGACGGCGCGTATTGGATACTGGTTCCCCTGCCGTCGTTGCGACCGGAGTGGCTGGGTGCCTTTCCCGACGGAACGGACGCCGGTCCCGGCATTAGGGCGTGCCGTGACTACATCGTTGCGCTCGGTGGCGGTACGATCGACTTCGGCCCGGCCGGGCGAACCTTCACCATTTCGACCCTGCGCACGCAGCGCATGTTTGAGCCCGCAAGCAACATGGCGGTCGAAGGGAGCGCGACCATCAAGCTCGGCAACGGCGTCGTGACCGGTAGCAATTCGTTTTTCGGCATCGGCGTGCAGAATTTTACGTCGGATATCTGCGACAACTTTCGCGCGGAAGACATCACGCTCGATTTCAACGGCGCGAACAACCAGACCACCGGCTACTGCGCGGGCATCCTGATCGGCATTGGCAAGGACATTGCCCTTGACGGCATCACGGTCAAGAACCATCCGAGCTCGCAGCCGATCTGCCTTGGCGTTAACGCTGGGTTGACCGGGCAGCCGTCGACGCCGCAGATTGTGCGGCCCATCGTCAGTAATTGCCGCGTCCTGAACTGCGGTAAGGTGGTCAACAGCAGCGTAACCGACTGCTCGGCGATCTATGTGGTCGGCACTGACTTCGTGATCGAGGGGAACGTCATCGCAAACGATACCCAGGACACGGTCGGCACGGGCATCGAAGCCAAGGGGGCCGGGACGATCCGCAACAACGTGATCCGGAAGGTCTCCAAGGGTTACAATATCGGCGCTCATCCCGACACCGACGTGACGATCGGGGGCAACAAGATCACCGATTGTTATGCGTATGCGATGTTCTGGAACCATCTGTCGGGTGAGGCGACTTACGGGCTCTCGGCCGTCATCTCCGGCGACCACGTGGTGACGAGCCTGGTCAACTCGTCGTATTTTATCGATATGTCGAGCCAGCTCACGGGTACGGCGGCCGAAGAGATCAAGTTCTCCGGGTGTTACTTCGAGAGCACCGTGGCGCCTGGCAATGCCGCGTTCATTCCCGTCGCCGCTGTCGGGCCGGCGAAGCACTTCGAGTTCAATTCGTGTACCTTCAAGGGCTTCCCCGGTGCTGCGATCGCGCTCGGCGGCAACGACATCATCAATAACAAAACCAGCCTCCACATCAGCGGCAACTATTTCATCAACTGCTGCACGACGGTGACGGCCGGTCATGCCAACGTCATCGATATCGCCGGCTCCAATGCATTGGCGTCGTTCATCTCGGTCGGTAATACGTTCCAGAGCGACGGCGGGACTTATGCCGCAAAGTGTTTCAACGGGGGAACGCTGACGACGGCGGTCGGCGCAAGCCTGGGCGCGGTAGCCAACAACATCAAAAACGGGATCGCCAACTACGGACTTTAGAGATCGCGCGACGATAGGTGACGTTTCACGGCGTGTATGGCCCATGCGACGAGCAGAGACACGCTGAAGATATAGATCACATGCTTAAGATAGATGATCTCGATGAACAGGTCGTTGCGGTGAAAATAGAAGCCGGCCCAGGCCGAGGTGATGGCGATGCCGGCCCTTAGCGCACCGCCTGTCACATTGAACAGGAGGGTCAAAAGGCCCAGCACTATCGCGTATCCGACGGCAAAGGCCGCAACCATCCATAGTCCTCCAGCAGCGTAAGCCTGCGCCCACGGGTTGGAAGCCATCCCGAATGTGACCTGAGGAAACAGCGCCGGCTGTACCATCGAGTTGAACAGCGGGACGTTGCTGCTGTCGATATCGAACAGGGTTTTTCCGAGAGGAACGGCTGACGCCAGTTGCGCGACGAGATAGGTGGTTTC